AATAGAAGTGCCAATCGACCATGAAATTATGGGACAACTAGGAAAAATTTAATGAGTAGAGTAATAGATGCCCTAGTGGCATACAGAGTATTAAAATTATTAGTTACACCTTTTAATAAAACTAAGGCGTATGCTCTTGGTATTATTGATGAAAAAGGTAAGGTCTTAATCAAGTCGCAAGACATTAAAAAAATGGTCAATCCACAAAGGACCGAATTCAGAACCGCATACACACTTCTCATCCGTTTTGTATTCAATCTCAAAAGAATGTTAGCCAAAGTTGGTATTCGTGGACCTCTAGGTTCTGCGGCTGCAGCTGCAATTGCGTTTTTTAAAGAAGAGCACGGTGAAAACCCTGAAGTCGAAAAAGAAGTCTATAAGTTTATAAAAGAACAAGGTTTCGAGTTTGAAATTTCTGAAAACTATGGCGAACCACTAACTGAAGGCACATATAAAGTCAAACACGATATCTATAATTTAGATGGTGATGTAGTCATAAATATGGATGAGAGTATCGAATTTAAAGAAACAACAGACACAATTATGGGATATGATGTATTCAAATATAATGGTGTCTATTTAACGACAGAGGATTTATGTACATAATAACTGTTAAAGGTAAAGAAGTATCCAGACATGAAAAAGAACAGGACGCAAGGTCTGAATGGCATCGGTTACGCCCAAAATATGGCACGGATGTCAAAGTTCGTAAAGAATCTAAATCACCTTATATGTCGCAAGCATCAAAGAAGGTGCGATATCAAAAAGCTAGAGATTACTTAAAGCTAAAGACACAACAATCCACATTTCCAAGACTTGATAAGGTAAAATATCAACCTCGTAAGGGTCTTGAAGGTCCATTTATGACAAAGGCAGGACAAGTTGTGTACTATGATAAAATTCATGGTGATTATTATAATCCCGATACAGATATGTATATTTCATATGACGATTGGAAGAAATTGAGTGAAGATGCGCCAGCAAACGCAACAGGCACAGCAGTTGCAGGAACGGGCGATGATTCATCTACAGTTGTTGTAAAGAAGAAGAAACCTTTACAAGACAAGTTAATGAAAAGAATGGGCATCAAAGAAGCAATCGATAGAGCTGTTCCAGACTTAGAATATCCCGAAGATGAAATCACAAAACGAAAGCAGCAACTAATAGATATGGCAAGAGAACATGGCAAAAACATTTAAACAATTTATAAATGAATATAATATGGGACTTCTAGTTCCTTCTACAAGTTACTTGAAGCCTACTGCATCAATGAAATTAAAAAAGAAAGAGTCAGTAAAACCAGAATTAAAAGAAGTAGTACATAAGTTTATGACTGGACATGGTCTGACTTTTGATGGTAAGAAACACGATAAAATGGAAGTAGAAGTTACTGGTACAGATAATGTAAATAGAAAATATCATTTAACAATACTTTCACCAAAAGAATTAGCTGGTAGGAAAGTTTCCGTATCTGCAAAGTTTATGGAAAGAGGTAGATGGACTAAGACAGATACAAGTAAACACAACAATTAAGGAGAAAAATATGAACTTCGTAACAGAAAGAATTAAAGAAAAATCCTCACAAGGTGGATTAGGATTAATCGCAGTCGGATTAGTTATTTTATTTTTAGGTAGTTGGGCAAATTTAGCAGCTTATGCCGCTATTGCTTATGGCGCTTATCAATCATTAACTAAAGGTTAATATCATGCAACTGGATAATAAGTTTTCTTGGAAGACTGCAACCTTTATGGCAAGATTAAGTAAACACGCCTATACAGGTTTAAAAGACTTTAAGAAAACATTCAGTAAAGATTGGGATGTTATTAAGATGTTCGCTCATGGTGGTACTGAATGTTATGTACTCACCTGTCCAAAGAACTATATTGTAGTTTTTCGAGGCACAGAACCAACATCTTGGGAAGATATTAAAGCAGATGTTCAATTTCGTAAGAAAGGCGGAATACACAGAGGATTTAAAGCCGCATTAGATGATGTTTGGGATGATTTATTTGACGACTATAATAAAAATTCTGAAGGCAAACAATTAGTAGTAACAGGACATAGTTTGGGTGCTGCTTTGGCAACATTATATTCACATAGAATAGGCGACCCAAATTCTGTTTGTTATACTTTTGGTTCACCAAGAGTAGGAACCCCAAAACAAACAAAGAGAATGTTATTTACTGCTTATCGTTTTAGAAATAATAACGATATAGTTACAAAAGTTCCACCCGAGTTTCTTGGATTCAGTCATAAAAGTGATAAGACAACATATTTTGATATTGACGGCAATGTTAAAGAAGGATATAGTCGTTGGTATATGATTTCACAATGGTTCAAAGGCACAAGCAGAGGATTACTGAAAGGTAAAGTTGATGGATTCTCTGACCATTCTATGGGCGGTTATCACGAACTTTGTGAGAGAGCAGGTAAGAAGTAATGTGGGAAATGATAGAACAAATGGCGTCAAATCGTCTGTGGATTTATACTGCATTAGTTGGTTCTCTATTCGGTCTGGCGTTTTCAACATACTTTAAAGGCACAAGAATAGGTCTTTGGTTATATTCTAAGTTCGACAGAAGTGTAGACTATCTCGTTGAACGATTTGGTTGGACTTGGTTAGAACAACCAGAAGATGCTTGGAGAAAGAAGTATCCATATGTTACTAAAAAGATTGATGAACTTGAAAAACGATTAGAAAAATTGGAGAAATAATGGAAGAATTAATAAAATATTTAAGTGAAAAATTAGATGTAGATGTAAGTGAAATATCACCGACTTCACATTTAATAGACGATTTAGACTCAGATGATTGGACTAATTTAGAAGTAATCATTGAAGTTGGAAAGAAATGGAATCGTCCTATTACTGACGAAGAAGCTGGCACAATTGAAACAGTACAAGATATCTTTGATATCATTAATAACTAATGTTTCAAGTTAAATTAATAATCTTTTTATTAATCGTTAGTGTTGCTGGCGGCGGATATGTGTATGTGCAGAAACTTCGAGCAGACAATGCTACTTTAAAAATCAATACTACTAAATTAGAAGGTGCTGTTGAACAAAACGAAGCGACTATCAAACAACAAGCCGAAGATTTTGAAAAAGTCAGAACTACATTGGGCGAGGTTCGAGATAATAGAGATGCTTTGCAATCAGATAAAGATGTTCTAATTAAAAAGTTATCAGAACACGATTTCGGTCAACTCGCAGAGGCAAGACCAGCATTAGTCGTAAAGATAGTAAACAAGGAAAGAGGTAACGCAAAAAGGTGTATGGAGATTGCTTCTGGTTCACCACTTACTGAAGAAGAAATTGCAGTTACAAAGAAATCACAAGCAAATTTAGACTGCCCTCGATTGGCAAACCCGAATTATGTACCTAAATAATATTATGGAGAATAAAATGAAAAACATCCTACTTCTAGGACTACTTGCAGTATTTTTATCAAGCTGTTCAGAGAGTGTACAAGAAATACAAGTAACAACAATTGAAGTTTCAAAGACACCACTTAATCTACCAAATCCAGACCCACTAAAATTGCAAGACATTGAATGGATTGTTATCACAAAAGATAACGCAGCTGAAATATTTGAAAGAATCAAATCAGCAGGCGGTGAGTATGCCCTGTTTGCTGTAGAAGATACTGGATATGAAAAAATACAAATAAACTATACTGACATAAGAAACAAACTTGCAGAACAAAGACAACTCTTATTGGCATATAAAGAATATTATGAGCCATCAGACCCACAGCCCACAACAGAGGCTTCAGATGTAGTTGAGTAATAACTACGGATAAATATAGTTATGTCAGATTTACAAAAACTTCAAACAGATGTTGCTTTACTCAAAAAAGAGGCTAAACAAAGTGAGCATATTCACCAGCGACTAGAAGTAGCAATTGAAAAATTAACCGATATAACAGTATCGTTAAAGGGTATGCTTGTTCAACAAGAAACTAAACTTCAAAAGGCAGAAGAAACTGATAATGATATTTTTGTTACTTTAGAATCTCGCCGTAAAGAGTGGGATAATGACCTCAAAGAATTACATTCAAGAATAACCACAAATACTAGAGAATTAAGAGAACACCAAGTGATTTCAGAAAACAAAATGCTCAACGAAATGCGAGCCATCAGATATCAATTAGACCAAAGAGTTGCAGTATTAGAGAAATGGAGATGGATTATCGTTGGTGGTTCTATTTTCATTGGTTTAATGCTATCAAATCCAGACAGTATGTTGTTTAAAATAATTAGTTAGTTAGTTAGTTTTACTTCACGAATATATTTTTTCCTAATTATTCCTGTTTATTTGCTTGACTTGTGCTTGTGTTTATGATATAATATGTTACATATTTAAATAATAAAGTTTATATGTTTATTGTTTGAATATACTTTTAAGACAATTTTGTTTTAGAAGAACGGTATAATGAGAGGCAAATTGCCTCAAGGAGATATAATGGCATACCAAGTAGACACAGGTGTTAAAATACCTGCAAGTAAATACGGAACTGGCACAGGCAAGTATCCGTGGCATCAACTAAATTCAGGAGATAGTTTTTTTGTTCCTGAACACGAGTTGGCTAATCCAAAGTCCCGCCCTGCAACACCACTTTTCAAGACATCATCAAGAGTGTGTGTTGAAAGTGGTATAAAAGGCATCCGAGTCTGGAAAATTTAGCATCAACTGGGGGATTAATTTCCCCCTTTTTGCTTGACTTTCGCATTATACTCAAACAATATATGGAATCTCCCTATGACCACATTCTGGGCAAGTTATTTTATATACAGCATTGCGGTTGAAGTCTTGTTTTGCCCAGCGTCCACTACACTTACCACATTCAAAATCGGTATAGTTTGCACCACCTTTTTTAAATGAATGGTAATGTCTAGCTTCTAATTTTGGCTCGGTTGACATATAATGATAAATTTTTTCTGCCATAATATAAATTCCTATTGTTTATTAATTATCTTGTAATACTCAATATTTTACTAATTTGAGCATCGATTACACCAGAACGATTTGGCCAGTGAATATATGCTTTGTCAGGATTACTCTTCAAGTTCTTCAACAGAGGTACAATTAACTTTTCGAGTGCCTTTAACTTCTTGCTCTTGAAATCTTCAAATTCTTGCTTCTTTAACTCAAGTTCCTCTTCAACTGTTTCTTGTCGCGCCAAGAGATCAGCAAGATTGTTATTAACATCCCCAAAATCAACGCTACTATTTCCGTCAAAATCCAAATCACGCACTTCTCCTACTTGTGTTTCAATCGTTTCAAGTTTCTCTGTGATTGATGTTAAATCAACATTAACTTCTGGAGCATTAACGGTTGTATCTTTCGCTAATATCTCATCCAACTTTTCTTCGATTGGCGTCATATCTGGCATATCACCAGCAGTCAAGGCATCAACCTTTTCCAACGCTAAAATCTGGTCTAGTTTGTTATCAAGACCACTCAAATCAACATCTACTGTTTCCGAATTCTCAATTCCATCAGAAGGAATTAGAGCGATAATAGCATCCAACTTTTTAATAATCGGCCCAAGGTCGGCTGATACTTGTTCTGTAGTCTGTTGAACTACACTGGTTAAATCTCCATCATCTGTATCTGAAAATGAGAATCCCCAATCAAAATCTTCAATTTCAATTTCACCTTGTTCTGAATCTGCCATATCTATCTCCTAAAAAGGCATAAAACTTCTCATCATCCCATTAGGGCTGAATCTTCTTTGTATTCCACCAACACTATAATTCATTGTATTTATCTGGTTATTTAGTATTGTAATATCTTGCTCAATAGCGGCAACATTCGTATTCATATCGTGACCAATATTTGCCATCACTTCCATTCGAGTCTTAATATCCTCCATATCTTGATTGATTGACTCCATCGAATATGCTATTGAATTCATATTTTCTCTAATAGAATGTAAATCATCTGCGCCACGTTCAAATGATTTTGTCCAAGACTCCATATGAGTATTAACAACTAAACCAGCAAACACAATAACTGTTGCTACTGCTACTTGTGATATTGCTGTTAACCAACCACACCACTTACTTGTTTCACATTGCATAGAGACTATTCCTTATATTAGAATTGTCTATTATTTATGTGTTATTTATATCGTGATCCTATATTATATTTAGGAACTAAATTCCAATTTTGCTTTTCTCTGAAATATTCTTTAGATTTTCTCTCGTATAATCAGAATTTTCTGTTCTATTAACCTGTGCTAATGAATCGAAATGGTCATAGCCGTAGGCATCTTCACATAAATGACAATCATAACACTGGTTCTTACAATTAGGAAGGGCTTTACACATTTTCTCCCCCGCCTCGGTTTTATAAGGATGGTCTATTGAATCGAAATATTCTTTGCACCTTTCACCAACTCCGGGATAACCTAGGAAATAGTCGTGTTCTTGGGAAGGGTCTATAGTAACATATCCCAGTCCATTCCAATTGCTCAAAAATCCTTGACCATTATTATATACATCTTCAAAGTTTTTGGCAATGAAAATCTTATCGGCCTTCTTATCGATATATGACCAAACACCTCGTGATGATTCTGAAGCACCCTGTAGTCCTTTTATCAATCGTCCAGATAATTTGAAAACATCGACCAACTCATTATACATATCAAATCGTGCATTAGTGTCCCAGACACAAGACGTACCAATTCGAGGAGGTTGACCCCATCTTTCTGGGAATCGCCATTTGTTACAGGATATCGCATTCAGAGTACCAAAATAACTTTTGCCCTGATTCGAGCCAATCCACGGTTGTACTGTATCGTGTTCTTCTTTGAATGGACAAAAAGGCATACACCCTTCGGATGCTAAGAGAAAGGTTTTAATTTCCCTCTCTTTTGCCACTCTGGATACACGTCTCAATTGAGATATATTCCTATTAAGTTGTCTATCAAGTTGGATGTAGTTGTAACCAAGGACGTGTAGGTCAACCATTTGTTGGGCATTCCCTACAATATGATTAACAGTATTTTTCCAATTCATTTCGGGAAAGTTCTTCTGGAGAATTCCAGTTCCCATCAAGTGTATATTACTGATGGTACAAACTCTTAGACCACGCTCATAAAACTCGCCAATAAAATTGACAAATTGTTTTCTGATATCTGGGTCTATTATGATTTCGGTAGGATGTGTTTCTTGATTAAGAGTCAGTGATGCGGGGATTCCCCACTTCTCCTGTATCTCGAATAGTTTATCTATCTGGTAGTCAGTGGCATTCTTGCCCATAACATCTCCATATCGCCTATTAGTGCCTGCGAATTTATAATGGAAATCTTTGGCAAAATATATATCGTCTATTTCATCTCTGTATGATTGGTCTGCGTTGGCAATTACATTATAGAAAAAAGTCTCATCGTCTTGGTCAGTGGTATCGTATCTTAAAAAATTGTCAGGACCATCCATCACGCATTTCAATATGTCGTTGTGAGGGAGCGACCAAATCTTCTCAAACTTCTTACTCATTATATAAACTCCAAACTTTTTATTATTTTACACCTATATTGTATTTAGGAACTAATTCCCAATTGTTTTTTTCCTTATAGGATATAATCTTAAACTGTCCAACATTACCCATAGGTTCAAGTTGAGTTTCATCAAGAACATTCAACAAATTCCATTCCTGTAGTAATTTTATGATTGCGTTTCTTCTCTCTATATCGACATCAGATATGTTTGTATTTTTACCATCTAAAGCAAATAACTCTTTAAAATGGACAATATAATATCTACCTTGCTTATGGAGTATATGTGCTGATTGATAAAGTATTTTATCTCTGTTGGACGCTACACCCATTCTTGTGAGTGTTTCTTTAATTTTCAAAAAATCATCATATTCACGAAAACGAATCTCTACCATATCGGCAGGCGTCCACATCACATCTTCATTTTTGTGATACCTGTTTTGAAATTGCATTATTACCACCCCTTTGCATCTTTGAGCGAATATACTCAATATGCTCTTCGGGCAGTAGTTCTAAAACTTCCCTGGCCCGCTGTTCATTATAATTATAATAGTCTTTAACTAATTCGAGATTAGAGGTTGCTTTGGACGCTTTAGCCCATTTTGACCACCTCTTTTTCTTCCTTAGACTATTTATATAATAATCATATTGTAACATCGGGTCCAATTGATAATGCTCATTCATATCATTTACATATAGAATGGTATCACTATTCATACTTAAAGCACGATTAATCATAAAACAACTTCGGCCATATTCTGCCTCGTCCATATCTCCTTGGCGAATCAGGTTCTTATGGCCGAAGTTGATGTCTGGTAGTATCTCTTTAAACAGGTCTGCCATAGAATGTATCCATTAAATCTCTAACTGCTTTCTCTGGTGCTGAACCAGAAGGATGATGCACACATTTTCCATTCTTAAAGAAGTATGTTACAGGGTGGGAGCCAACGGGGAAAGTCATATCTTCCGTAATTTCATATACCTTAACGTGTTTATACTTCTCATCTCCGAAGATGGGAAGCAACACTTCAGGCACAAAATACTCACACACTGGACAAGTCTTTTTCGTATGAACAATCACAACATCTTTATGTTTCTTGACCAACTCTCTGGCCGCCTTCTCACTCACGGTTTTCATATTATTTATCCTTCACAAATACACCCTCAGATGTTAGATAACCAGTGCGATCTTTAATCTCATTATACGCTTTTTCAGCACATTCGTCAAATGAAAAATCAGATACTTTACATACACCACGAATCGTCACATAGATATCACCAATAGCATCCATAATATCATCACGGTCATTATGATTAATCGCATCCAAGAGTTCTGTAGTCTCTTCTAGTGTCTTAATCGCTTGACCCATTGCTTTGCCATTCTCAGTGATTCCACGATCATCAAACCACTTATCAATTTTTTCGCTTACTTCCATTCTGCTTCCACCATTACTTCGGTTAAAAATGCTACCAGATTAATCTCACCATCCTGAACGAATGCTTGTTTATACTGATAGTCGGCTATTAATAGTACCACTTGAGGGATACTCTGTGGTGCTAAATACTTATACATATTATCATATACTTGTCTGAAAATACGAACTGGATCAGCATCAATATTATCTACCACCCATTGTCTCATATCAGAGAAGTTCTTATCCTTTAGATGGTTCATCAAACCATCAATATCAGTCTCACCAACTTTAGCAAGAATACCTTTATCCACGACTCCACCTGCGGCATATCTCTGGAGTTCATTCAGAGTTCTACGCATATCAGGATAATGTCTCTTAATCAGTTCTGCTAAGGCAGGCTTAGAATCTACATTGATATTCTCTTTATCAAGTATATCTATAATGCGATTCATAAACGCACCCATCAGCACTGGTATATCCTTTTTACCAGTTCGGAAGTCGATATATGTAGTCCTAGAGTGGATAGGCTCAATAATCTTGTCTTTATAGTTACAAGTCAAGATGAACCTAACATTCTTGGAAAACTGCTCTATAAACCCCCTCAGAGCGGGCTGGAACGATTGTGGATTGAGGTAATCAGCTTCATCTAATATAACACACTTCTTGCCTCCGTCAAAGGAGACTGTGGAGGCGAACTGTGCCACTTCGTTTCTCAGAGTATCAAGATTCCTATCAAGAGAACCATTAATCAGTAAGGTTGTGTAACCTAGTTCGTTACACAATGCTTTTGCTACTGTAGTCTTACCTGTTCCTGCTGTACCACTCAACAGAAGATTCGGCATATCACCATTTTCAATAAACTCATCAAAAGTATCTCTTAATGAGTCTGGTAAGATACACTCCTCAATCTTCTGTGGGCGATACTTCTCAACCCATAGAAACTCTTCTTTACTCATATGATGAATCCTGCTCTAATGCAATCCAGTAAGTCAAGTCACCAGAGGTGAATTTGGAAATATTCTTAGAACTGATATTAACAACATAGTCATTCTGGAGCATCTTCAAACGCTCTGTTAGGAAGTAGAAGCGGAAGTTAGCATCACCATCATAATCTCCTACCTCAATCGAATATGTGTTGGTTGTATCATTACGTTTATCTAGCACCTCTGCCATAATCTTACCATCTTCGTTTCTGATAACCATATCAGGAACAGATAGTGTGCCAGTCGCCCTCTTGAGTTTATCTAACACATCAGATGTTAGGGTGAAGTCTACCTCGGTCTCAGGCATTTCAATCTTCGATGTAGGATATACGATGATTTCCTTATCAGCAAACCAATATGTGGTGCTGGAATTGCCATCCGTGATAGTGACCGATTTGTCACCAAACTCCAAATCAGGATCATCAAACAATGATACAGTTGAAAGGAACTCATTCAAATCATAGATAGCAACTTCTTTAGGAAAGGTCTCCTTTACAGTAGCAGAACCCAATAGGTTCTTTTGAACACTCATAGTATTCAATTCACTACCCTCGGTGAAGAGGATAGATTGATTGATAGTCGCAAAATTCTTTAGAACGTCAATCGTATTTTCACTTAACTTCATATTTTCTCCTTATTCGTAAATCGTATCAGTTTCAAACTGATTTGTTTTTTCTTCATATGCTAGAGCCAGTATAACATAATGAAGGGCTTTTGTCAAGTCCATCTTATTCTTACCATTCTTCTTACCATACCTCATTAGATACTTAATAGCATTATCAATGGAGGTTGATGCCAGAGTGCCTCTGGAAGCAAACACATCAAGAGTCTGCACATCGTTATTTTCGTTGGTGTAGTGGGCTCCATAAGTTCCCTTTAGATATTCTGCCAATTCGGACAGTACATCACCTTCACCATATTTCCAATCAAATTCTAAAACACCACACATTATCAGGTCTCCTATATGTTAAAAAACCTCACCCCCGGAGAGGTGAGGAAGCGTTGATTGAGGGGTCAACTACCCCACGGAGTATTCATTAGAAGTTAGAAACATTTTGGGTGGCTGACTCCTCAATAGAAGAGCCATACTGCTCATTTCCAACTCCAGCATCAATCTTCTCATAAAGACTCATAAACGACTCACGGGTTTCATCATCAAAACGCTCAATAGCCATCTTGATTGCTTTACCCTTATCTTGGAAGATTGAATAACTCTTCAAGATATCAACAAGTCGGCGAGTCGAAACAATCTCATCAACCCCACCCTCTTCAAATGTCTTACGGATGATATCTCCCCACATTGTTAGGTTTGGAATGAAAGCATCGACTTCGGCAGAGCGAAGTCCAAAACCCTCGGCCGCCTTAGTTAAAATCTTTTTCTCAATTGCCTCAGATGGGTAAGGCTGATACATTGTGATTGAAAAGCGATCCAAGAACGCCTCATTCATAACATTAGTACCGACAAAACGTCCATCATCCGATCCCTTGCCCTTGGTATTAGCAGTAGCAATCACTGTAAATCCAGGTGAAGGCTCAACCCATTCAGCACGTTTTTTGATGAAGTACCCCTTACCTTCAAGAACAGACTGTAGAGCCATCACCTTGGATGATGCAAGATCAACTTCATCAAGCAGAAGAACAGCACCACGCTTCATAGCCTCAACAACTGGTCCGTACTGGAAAACAGTCTCACCATTCACAAGGCGGAATCCACCAAACAAATCATCCTCATCTGTTTCAGCAGTGAAATTCACTCGAATCATTTCACGTCCAAGTGAAGCACAAGTTTGTTCAATTCCAAATGTCTTACCATTACCACTCATACCAGTTAGATAAACAGGAAAGAACAGGCGAGACTTGAGGATCTTTTTCAAGTCAGTGATATTTCCCCAAGAAACAAACGATGGGTCAGTCTTAGGAATAAATGAAATAGTAGAATCAAGTGATGCCGCAGAAGTTCCACTCACAGAAGTGGTGGGTGCGGGCGCTGGTGTATGAATATCAGATTTATTAGGAACAGTAGTAGTATTCTCTGATTTGGCAGGCGTGACCGCATCCTCAGTAGCAGGGATTCGATGAACACCCCTTGCAATCTTTTCTGAATATTTAACATCAGACGGGATGAACACCCCATATGTCTCAGAAATGGCACTCATTTGAGCTTTAGTGATGTCAAGTGTGCCGAACATTTCCTTCGAAGCGGCAGCAAACTCATTAACTGAAATACGTTTTTTACTCATAATATTTTCTCCGTTTTATCAACAAATTTTCACAATCAACAATACATATTATACACGGATTCAAGGCAGTGTCAACACTTTTGGTGACTTTTTTTCAACTTTTTACTTTAGGCAACCAAGGCAACAAACTCATTCAACATCATTTTATTGACCTTACGGGCTTTTGTGAACTTGCGGAATTGAGTACGAAGTTTGCCCTTGTTAATTGAACCATCATCCTTACGACCAGGCTCTACAAACTCGGCTTCCTTATCAAGACATTTGGAATTAATCAGAAAGTAGGTATCATATCCAGCCTCTTGAATTCCAACATAACCATTCTTGGTCAAGAATTTTTTCTTGTTTGCAACTTCTTCCCAAGAATAGGTGTATTCAATATTGTTACGAATGTGTTTGGTACTGGTGATATGGAATCCAATCACATTAACTCCACAGCGACTACCAAGACCACTCAACAATCCGTGAGTCATATTGTATCGTTCTTTACAGATGATTTTCTTGGTAACTGGATCTCGAAGCATCATTTTCTCACCATATGAGATATATTTTCTAGCTAAATCATCCTCCGTACAGTCCAGATATCCAGTGTTTCCATCAGTGCCGCCATCAGTCAAGAAAATCACATTAATTTTTTCCTTACCTGTAGTACGCTTGAAATCAGCAACCATATCATATGAAGCAATGATTGCTTCATTCAAAGGGGTTGATCCAAGAGAGAATCCATCAGGACAGATCGGCTCGCCATAAGAAACCAGTGATTTGCCTAAATAGAACATATTTTCAATTTGTTTATTAAATTCACGACCACTCATTCGATCATTAAAGAACTCGTGGAAAGCAACTTTACCCAAATCAAGGACTTTCGAAGATGTTTGATTTGATTTTTTAAACATAGATTTAGAAGTAGTTTTATTAAAAGTAGATTTTGAATTGGTGAATGAATAGACACGAAATGGAATGCCGACTTTTCGAGCAAACATCACCAGAGTCAAGGCTTGCTTGATTGTATCAACAATCTTATCTGACATTGATACAGACCAATCAATATACATAACAAGTCCGTGGTTACGTCCATCACGTACTGTAGCAACACGTTTGAAAATATCCTCATCAATCTTGTATGCGTGGAGCTTATTAGTATCAATAACTCCAGTCTTGCCAACAGAAGTTCGGCGATGGGCAGTAGCGGCCTGTTTCATTTCAAACTCTTTAACAAGATAATTAACCACTGGTAGAGTATCTTTTTTCCAAGAACGAAAGTTTTCATTCAATTGTTTTCTAAAACTTCCCTGGCCCCAGCGGTCATAACCCCCATAACCCCAGGCACTATCTCTATCCCACCAATTTGACAGTTCACCAAGAACGTCCTTATATCCAACAATGACATTCTCAGGCGCAACATTTGGTAAGTCAACATATATGATATCTTTGGCATTTTCATTATTCAGACGGGAAAGAGAATCCTCAAAGTTCCGCATTGTCTCGGACTCAGGAGGAGATTCTTCACTTTCAGACTCATCACCAGACTCATCACCAGACTCACCAGACTCACCAGACTCTTCTTCACTTTCAGACTCATCAGACTCTTCTTCCGTGTCTCCAGAGCTAGATGGAGGGGGTGGAGTAGACTCTTCTTCACTTTCAGACTCATCACCAGACTCATCATCAAAATCAAAATTATCAAAGTTAATTTCAGCCTGTTCTTCCTTAGCCTTTTCAGCCAACTCAAGGGTAAGAGCAAGAACATCCTCAAATGATTCAGCCCTCATAATACGACCAACAAACACTTTTTCATCATCCGTGAAAGGCACTTCCGCCATCACACCAAGTTTGAAGTGAATATTGATACGATCAAGAAGTCCATAAGAATCAAGTTCACGACCCTTCGTTCCGAAAAAATCACGATTCTTCAACTGACCATACATACTGAAGAATGTTTTTTTCATCCCAGGATATTTGACCTTCATTTTACGCTCGATTCGAGCATCTTCAATGATATTAGCATAATCTTTAAGTCCTGGGTTAGTTTTTACAAACTCCACCCACTCTTCAAATGGTGTGTAAAGGGCGTGGCCAACTTCGTGGCCAATCAATCCCTCATAAATCGAATCATCCATATCTTCCCACATAGGAAGAGATAGAACACGATTTTTCACATCAAACGAAGCAGTTTGAACTTTTCTATGCTCAACGTGAATGTTCTCAGTAGCCATCAACTTGGCTAGAACATTTTTAGAAGCAATATTTACTGACATATTTTGTCTCCGTTTTCTCAATCAACAATACATATTATACACGGATTCAAGGCAGTGTCAACCCCTTTACCAAAAATAATCTATAGTGTATGTTGTTGATTTTTAACGAAATATGATGATTGTTAAGAAATTCTGCTAAAATTTTTCTCTTTTTCAACATAAATCACACGTCCAAACTTGTCAAGAATCTGGTCCCCCTTGTGTGATATGACAAATGTGTTGGTCTCTTCACCAAGAGAGTTGAGAATTCCTAGGAAGTCCTCGATACCAGTTGTGTCCAGACTTGAATCAAATATTTCATCAAGAATCAATAGATTGGTAGCCACCGAAGATTTCAACTTAGCAACTTCTCTCCAAGTAAATAAGAGTGCTAGGTCAATTCTCAACTTCTCTCCCTCGGAGAATGATCCGTATTGGAACGCATCACGACCACGACTCTTGATGGTCTCGTTGAATGCCTCATCCAACTCAAAGTTGATATAGAAGTTCAATTCAGAAAGATACTTGTTAATTAATTGGTTAATCAGCGGCAAGTAGTTGCGAATGATAACAGTCTTGATACCAGAATCCTTCAACAACTCCTGAACAGTATTCAGATGATGGCTACTTTCCTGTAAAGTATACTTTGTTTCCCTCTCAGCGTCAAGTTGTATCTTCTTGGAATCTATTTCTTTAGTATCAACATTAATTTCCTTCTCCTCGATATCAATTTCAAGATCCATTGTGAGTCTATTAATATACTCATTAATACCCGTTATAGAACTATTTTTATTGGTTATTTGAAGAAGGATACTCTCAATCTCATTGATGCGATCAGTGACCTTTTCTATCTCACTAGCAATATCTTCCATTGCTGTGATAAGTTCATTTTCCTCTTTAGTTAGTTTCTTAGTCACCTCAGCTCTATGCTTATCATCAATATCTTGTTTACAAGCAGGACACTCTTTATGATTGGTTACCAACTCTAACTGTTTAGATACATTTTGTTTTTTACTTTTGAATGAAGTTGAGTAATTCCTTAGTTTCTTATGCTTTTCCTGCTTAACTTTATAATCGGTAACACTACTCTTCAACTTAGAAATTTCAGTATTAATCTCCTCAATCTGCTCATTACAACGGGTTATTTCAGCACGTTTTGTTATAATACTCTCTTCTTTATTCTCCTGAAGTTCTTTCAGGTGGTTCTCTTGAATCTGGATACTTTGTTCAAGCAACTCTATTCTATGAGCCACATCAGTGATACCCCCTTTGTTGTCACCTATACGACTTTTGACCAAATCATTCATAACAGAAAAAATCTGAATATCAAGCAATTCCTCAATAATAGAACGTCTATCACCTGCTGATAATCTCATAAATGGAACAAATGATCCAGAACCAAGCACAACAATTTGTCTAAATGATTTCTCATTCATCTTTAGAACATAACGCTCTAGGAAATCTTGTTGATCTTTCGCCTTAGCATCTTGGTCTTTCATTTCACCATCAATATAGATTTCAAATTTTGCTGGCTTGAGTCCTCGTCTGATTAAAAAATCCTTATTGCCGACAGAAAACTCAAGTTCTACTTGACAATTCTTATTGTTTATGCTATTGACTAATTGTCCTAGTTTGATCTTTCTGAATGGTTTGCCAAACAACCCAAAGGATATTGCATCCATAAAAGTTGACTTTCCCGCACCATTTGTCCCAATCATTAGGGTGGTGCGGGAATTATCAATCTTGATTTCAGAAAACTTATTTCCTGTGGAAAGGAAATTCTTATATCTTACAGTTTTGAATGTTATCATAGATAGGTATTATATCAGATTTAAACCTCTTTGTCAAGAATTTGTTTGGCCATAGACTCAACACTCATTTCATTAATATCACTCAAGTAATCAAGATTTGTTTGTTCATCAACATACTCATCTATGGCTTCTGTTGATTCTTGTCCATCTTCATACTCTTCCAATTGAATATCAATTTCGTGGTTGTTTAACTTACTCATTTTTCTCTCCTATATTGCAAGTGCTTCCACATATACCTCGTGTAGAATTTTCTTTACTTCTTTACCATTATCTATACTTAAATTATCCACATAGTTATTTAATGTGGTTATTGTATCTTCTGCCTCAAATTCAATCTGACTAGAAGATAACAATCCGAAGTCCTCAATGATTGTGAGGTTCTCACAATCTCTCTGGAGAATATCAACTACATTGTTGAAATACTCAATGTCCTCTTTCTTATCAACAATCAGTTTAACAATTCTTCCCTCATATTTATCTAGGTCACCCAAATCACTATCATCATAAATAATTTTTGAGTGCATAATAAATGGATTTATGATATGCTCACATTCAAGGGTTTCTGTATCAAAGATGTGAAAACCCCTCTTGTCATTGTGATCCGACCAAGTCATTTCATATGTGTTACCTAGATAGTAGATATGACCATTATCACTTTTGGTATGAAAATGACCTGAATACACTGTATCGTATCCATTCAGAAAGTCAGATTTCATTGAATGATATGCTGATTTAACTCCCTTATGCATTTCGAATCCACTCAAATCAAAATGTCCAAAGGAAATAGTTGATTTTGTTTTATCAATAAACTCCATCACCTCTGATTCGTTCTCTTGATTGATCCAAGGTATCATATCAACCTTATATCCATCAATTAACTTAACTGTGAATGGTTTACTATATGCTACAATAGGAGAGCCTTCAACATCGTAAATATCAAATAATTGTTCTACTGAGTTAACCTCTACTGTATTCTTAAAATAAGTATCGTGGTTACCTACAATGGTATGCATAGTGATACAATTATCTTTCATAGGCTGAATGAATTCTTTTCTCATCCTATTGAGAGTATCAAAGTTGACATACTTCCGTCTGTCCATCAAGTCACCACAGTGAATGATTTCTTTAATATCATTTTCAATCAAATAAGGAAAGAATATTTCATTCCAAAATTTATAAAAATAATCTGAAAATGCTTGACTATCATTTCTGGCACCAAAGTGGGTGTCTGTGATTATTGCTACCTTACTCATACGACAGGAGTCATAAAAAAGTCAAGGGAAGAACCGCGTTTTTCTTTCTCCGCTCTCTTTGCTTCTCGTTTAGCAATCTTTTCGGCTTCTTTCTTCTCCATATCATCAATAAATTCTTTAATGTGTGTATGAAAATCCACTGAACCCCGGTCATTAATGTAGTCAAAAGAATCCTTATCGTGTTCTTGAAGTTCATCCATTTGTTCAAAACCACCACCTTCATCAAAGTATTTGTACTTGATGTACTGTTGTTTTTTCTCTTTCTGGATTCGTCTTAGGAAGGCGTAGTAAATGATTTGTGTGAAATACGCAAAAGGATTATCCGACTTGTCGGGATTAAAGTTATGCATATACGCAAGGCAATTCTCTAATCCGTCAGAAATCATATCATCCTTATAAGTGTAGTTAATAAAATTAGGTCGATAGGAAAGTCTTTGTGCTATCTGTAGAAAACACGTAGCAATGTACTCAGTAACATAAGGTTTAGGAAGGTTCTGTTCTTCTGCCTCCCTAATGTCCTTTTGGTATTCAATAAGAGCCGCAAGAAACTCTTTGTTATTAATGTAATGGTTCTTGTTATCTTCATCAACTGGTTTTTCAGTCTTTTTAGTCACTTTCCTATCTCCATTTATAGTAGTTATTAGATACAATTATATCATAAAATATAGAAAAAGTCAATACTAAAATCAAAGAAAACCGACTGAGCGAAGCGAAGGAGGACCAATCGAGCGAAGCGAGATTGGTTCTTAGGGTTGTGTCCTAATGTGTAATGATCCTATAGAAAGTGTAAGGATAAATTATTACATCAATCCTATAGTTTTAGGACAATGTAAGGATAAATTATTACATCAATCCTATAGTTTTAGGACAGTTCTCTAACTCTGGTCTCACTTCGTTCGACCAGTGTCGCTCACTTCGTTCGCTCCAGTTTATTTGTTTTTCATATTATATATTTTCGAATTCATTAGATACAGGTAGACTTATAGAGACAGGTTACGGGATCCTGTTTGCCACTGGTTGTCAATTCAACCATCTCTACTGGACTATATGATACCATTATGTGGTGAAAGTCCTGACACGATTATTTCAGATATCTAGCACTTGTACGGTGCATCAATCCACAGACCTCAATCTAATTGCGTTTAAGATATTATAGTCTGCTCACTTCGCTTTCGCTACTATCCTGGTTTTCGTATCCCAGGCAGATTTATTTATATGTACAATTTTTCAAGTATTATACACTATACTTATATGAATGTCAAGTATTTTATGTAATTATTTTTTGATTTGGTAAATCGATAGGACTAAACATTTGTGTATGTTGATCCGCAATTTCATCTTTTGTGTCTGCAATAAAGAGGATATCTTGAAGTGCTAGATGAATCACATTATCCTTACAGGTTAAAAGGAATGGCATCAATCCCATTTGTGATGAGTTTCCATCAGCACTAATCATCTGGAGTGTTGCGGGATCCTTGATTGTGATAGCCTTGTTTTCTTCATTGAATTCTACAATGTCACAAATCAATTCTACGCCAGTGTGTTTCAAATGTACTGTTGCTTTTTGTACTTCTGTACTCATAATTTAATGCTCCTTAGTTTATAATCAAATTTTTCAGTATTATATATCTTCACTCTTTCTAGGAAATGCTTGAGTGAAAAGTTTTTATGCTTTTTCCAAGATAAATCATCGCTTATATCGAATAGGGTGGCCTTGTTTTTCCCATCGGATTTCCGAAGAACTCGACCAACAGACTGTAGATTACGAATCCTAGACTTAGAGGGATGAGCAAAAATAATATTATGGAGATTCCTAATATTAATCCCAGTAGAAAAAGTACCGTAACTAGCCACGATAATAGCGTTTGTAGACCGTTCTGTAATCTCACGTATTTCCTCTCTTACTTCTGTTTTAATTGAACCACTCACGAAAAATATAGGTCTATCTGGTGCCATTTGCTGTAGATATGAATAGAGTTTCTTTCCGTGTTTCTCTACGAATTGAAATAATACAAGCGTGTTGTTTTCTCTCGAAATGGTCAAATCACAAATGAATTTATTTCTTTTTGTATTACTTATAAGCCAGTCGATCTCATCCTTGTATATTAGATTCTTAACGTGCTTTTTTTCTTCGTCTTTATAATTCAGTGTGATAGCTTCAATATGTAATTGACTGATTGTATCAGAGTCCATCAATTCTTTGGTTGTGATAACTTTCTTGATTGGTCCAAACAGGCCCTCTAGGACAAGTTTGTGTGTTGTTGTTCCGTCAAGAGTTCCAGTGAAACCGAACTTATATTTACAATTCGTCATTTTAGTGAGAATTGATGTTAGGCTCTTAGCCTTGAAATTATGGGCTTCATCACCAATCACAACATCAAATTGCTGGAACCAATCTTTCTTCAACTTATAGATACTTTGCCAGGTTGTGATAACCACGGACTTTGTAGTGTTTTTCTCTTTTCCGGAGTATATCCGATGAGTAATGTCATTACTATAGATGAATGTATGATCATCATTCGATGTTGAGTAGTCCTCAAAGTCTTTATATAGTTGTTCTACTAATGATGTGGTGGGAACAATAATAAGAATCTTTCTCTTAATCTTAGTTAGATACCAATTCACCAGTGCGTAAATCATAAAGGACTTACCCGAGGACGTTGGTGATATCATCAATGCTCTATCTTGATTGATTGCGTGATGGACCGCAGCCATCTGATAATCATAAGGAGTGATTGCTTTCTTATTTACGTGAGGATTCAGGCCCATCAAGAATTTAGCAGTTTCTTCTGGCGTGACTTTTGCTGTTTTCTTCGGATATTCAATCGTTAGATTTCTACGTTCTGCAAATTCAATAACATAAGGCAGTAGACCAACATACAGTTCACCACCAAATACACTGAATAGACGAATTTTTCCATCCCACGCTCTTGAACGATACGCAGGCATAAACTTATATCCTGGTACTTTGAACGTGAAGAAGTCTGATAAATCGTGTGCTATTCCAGCCTCACTTTCTATCTGTAGAAATACATCATCCTTTTGATGTACAACAATATCACTCATTATCTAATATTCACCTTGCGTAAATTTCATAAAATCTATGGCGGATTTGATAGCAAAACCACGTCTTTCAAACATCTTACATATTTCTTCGAGATACTTCACCAACTCCTCTTGAAGAGTTACTTTAGCTTCTTCTGCTACAACTACTGGATCAACTCTAACATAATCCTTTACTTCTCTATCCTTTAGAACATATTCATAAGGATCAGGATCATTACCATTATAGTAGTTAGTTCTACCAAGAGACACTTTATACAACTCATTCTGTAATTTTTTCAACTTCAACCTCTCACGCAACAACATCTTGAGATATTTGTTGTGTTTTGTTGGTGTTGCTAGTGATTCTTTTGCTAGAATTGTTTCATCTATATATAAGTCTTTTTCTACTGCTTTTTCAAGTTCTTCTATTTTCATAGAGTATATTATACATCATTTGGAATGGATTGTCAAATGTTTTTCTTCTCCATTTCCATCCAGTCGTATTGTAGAGTTACATCAGTGAGAAGAGGTTCAGCCGTATCAGTCTGCATTTGTAGTTCACCAATAATCGTAGGAAACAAATTATGAAACGTGAAGATCGTTTCAGATACATTTTTATTATTTGATAGTATATGTATACTTCCCGTGGTGACAAGATTTGAAACGTCATTATCTCTTTTTGATATATCACCGCCTGCCTGTCGATTCATCCATTGCATTAATTCATAATAATTGGCATAATCTTCATCTACAAGGAATGTCAGAGTCATTGGAGCCCAAACGATTGTATTTGTTGGTAGATATTTGTATCCGTGAACAGGATTAGGAATAGGCACCTCATTAGCAGATATAGTAGGTATATTTACTGTTGTTAGCCAGAATGAAGTATCAGGCAAAGCGTGTATATTCAACATAAAATTAGTTGGCTTCGCTTGGTTGATTTTGTTTGGTGTAATTCTTGTAGTCATACTGTTATTTATATATCCTTGATCCATTAAAAAACCCCTCCGAAGAGGGGTTTAACGGTTTTCCTAAGGTAAAGGAAAATCTATTTCGCTACTCTATTACAGGTCTGTAACAGTGAACTTACGGAAGTAAGGATTAGCACCAGCGGCACCAGTAGCATATGGGTTATGAGTAAGACCATAACGAGTCTTGAAGCCAAGACGTGGCTGGAAGTCTTCCTCACCAATTGACTTCATCAACTGTAGAGGTACATATGGGCAGTAGAAAAGACCTGCATCATACATATTAGCACCTTTATAACCAACAGTCACATAGTCGCTAGTTGCGAACTGATCAATGAATACCTTGAACTTACCACCAAGAACACCAGCAAAAGTGTTGTTAGTAACGTCAGGCTGCATACCATTATCAAGTGACATATTAGGCTCAGCTAAACCTGCAACCATATCAAGTGCAGAAGCAACATCTGGTGAACAAATTAACCAGTTACCACGACCACGTCCAGTGTTCAAGGCAATTTGGTTAGCTTCACGATTGATCTGGATAAGAAGAGATTTATAACGCTCTCCGCCCCAACGAGCACCACGATTATCAGCGGCATCATTAACATCAAAAGTACCAGCAGTAGTAGTACCAGAAGCGGCACCAGCAGTTGCTTGAGAGTTAATCTTCTCAATTACTTCACGATTGATTTCAGCAAGAATTTCAGCAGAAAGGATGTTGCTTAATTCAGACTCAGCGTCCAGACCGTGGATAGCCTTAAGATCCTGAGCAAGCTCTAAAGAATACTTGGCTTTAAGCGCACGAGTACCAGCAGTTACGCTAGACTTCTCGATTGAGAAAGACATTTCTTTGAAATCTCCACCACCTGCAACAAAGCCACCTAGAGCCTCGCCATCAGCAGTTGTGTATGTAGTAGTAGCTGGTGATGCACCATCATTACCTGAGAAGTCAACATCAGGCTGACCAGCCGGAAGCGCAAGTGCTTCGGCGCCAGTAGAAGCCTCACCAGTATAATGACTCTTCATAGCGAAGATTAGACCGGTTGGACCTGACATTGGTTGAACACCGATAGTATCATAAGCCATTAGCTGTGGCATAGTTCTACGTACTAATGAAATTAGAATTGGATCCCAATTATCAACATTAGCGCCAGTTACGTTTGCTTCTTGCAAAGCAGTTTCTTGATTTTCTAAAAGACGAAGTGTAATTGCCTTCTTTGTAGCATCCTGGATTTTTGGTAAATCCTCGTGCTCCATTACTGGCTGCCACTTATCTTTAATTTCTTCTGATAAAAACATTTTCGTTTTCTCCTATTAAATATAAATGTTAAGCACCTAAAATGCTTGTTTCTCTTGATTGTGAAAGTGAATCCATTACTGCTTTCATAGAAGCAGACATTTCTTCATCAGTCGCTTTTGCATCAGATTTATCCTCAGCAATTACTTTTTCTTTCTCTGCCTCGCCAGGAAAGTACGTTTCCTTTAGAGTGTTCAACTTCTCAGTATATGTTTCAGCAGAATCAAATTCTACACCTTCAGCAAGAGATTTCATCTTCTCTACCTGTGACATAGTTAATTCTTCTGTTACTTCACTGAAAATCTTTTCGGCAGTAGTCTCCGCAAGTTGAGCCTTAACTTCGATGTTTTTATTCATCTCAGCATCTAACTCTTCTTTCAGACCTTCAATCTCTTTAGCCTGCTCATCTACAACATTGTATTTCTCTTCTGGAATTTCAATGTAGTTTTCAGCAAACAGAGTTTGTAGACCGCCAACAAAACCCTCAAGGATTTCGTTCTTTAATCCATTCTCTACGGCAACCTTGTTATCTTCAACCCACTCAGTAACCATATAGTCTAAATAACCATCTAGTTTTGCAGTGATATCTTCCAACATAGATTCAGTTTGCTCGGCAAGTTTTGCTTCCATAGACTCTTCAATCTTAGAAATATTCTCTTTAACCTTCGCTTTAACCGCAGTTTCAAATACTAAAGTAGTACGAGCCTTGAAGTCTTCCGTCAACTCTTGGCCGTCGAATAGTGCATCCACGTCCTCAGTAACATCTACTTCAATCTCTACTTCTTCTTTTGTTGCTTTCTTGGTTTCTTCTACTTCATCGTCATCATCTTCATCCGCTTCATCACCATCTTCTTCTTCGTCTTCCATTACTTCGACTTCGCCAGAACCATCTGCCTTAATCTTTTTCTTTTTCAACGCTTTAGCTTTAGGTGTTTCTGCTTCTTCAAGAGAGTCAGCCTCAGTAATTTCAGAATCCTCAGCAACCATTTCTAGTTCCCCTTTTTCTAAAAGTTCCTCAGCCTCTGACACATTGATAGAAGTATCAGACGAAGCATCTGCGCTAATCCAAGCGTTCTGCTCCTCATCTAAAACCAACATTTCGCCAGTTTCTGTTTTTAACTTCATCAGGGTTCTCCTAACATTATTGATTAATCAAAATTAGTTTTTATGCTAATTAATATTATTTATAAAACTAATTACTTTAACATTGTAGCAAATCTACAACTTGTTTATAAAATCTTCAAAAATTCGTGCTTCTAACCCAGTCAACTGGCTCTTAGGCGTATTTTTGATTGTTTTATTCATTTCAGCAATATCTTTTTCAAGAATAATGCCATTGTTCCAAATCCATTCTTTACCTTCCATAATACCATTTACAAAGGCATCTGGCGCAGATGGATCTGCCACAATGTCAGCGGCAGTAGCAAGATAAAAGTCACCCTGTACTTCCTGAATTCCTTTCTTATTTGCTTTCAGTGTTCCCATACCTCTTGACGAAACGCCAAGTTGGGCACCTTCATTAATAAGATTCTTGACAATATTTCCGTGTGGTGTGTCTGTAATCTTAGCCTTACCAATATAATTTGAACCATCTTTCCTTAGTTCAGTGATAATATGTGATACACGATCAAGATTAATAGTTGGACCTTCTGGATGACCTAACTCACCAAATGCACGTTTCTTGTTAATGTATGTTTCTGTATAACGATTAACTTCCTTTTCCATAATCGCACCAGGATATACTCGACCGTTACGATTCTTTAGGTCTGCTTGTAAAAATACTCCCTCAATATAAAGGTCCTTTCCCTTACCTTCAGTAATATATTCTACAGACTCATTAACTTCTGATATTAGTCTCATACGCCTCTCCTACTTCTTGGTGTATCTTGATTTGATTTTTCCACCAAATACTCTATTAGCATTAGCAATTTTTGATTTATTTCTACGAATCCATTTCTTTCTTAATTTCAATCGTTTAACTTTATTGCTACCTTTCTTACGGTCAATCTTCGCCTTTAGTTTAACACTGCGATCCTTGAATTTGTTTCTATCTTTATTGAGTTGGGTTTTTCTGCGTTTTTGTGTGTTACGTGCTTGATATCTTTTAGGTGAATTTTCATCAATATCTTCATCCTCAAACACTTCATCATCTTTTTCTTTGTCGCCGTCTGTATTAGTCCATACAGCACCACCATTAGAGGCCTCTTCAAGCTCTGCTTGTTCTTCCTCAGATAGCTCATTCCAAGACTCTTCGGAGAACTCAATAATATCGAATAATTCTTCCAAATCTTCTCTTAATATTTTGAATGATTTCATCTTTTTAGTCCTCTGATTTAGTGAATAGAGTTTTTGCTATAGAGGATTTCATTATGTCTAATTTATCAGCAACACGATTTGCTAATTCACTATTAAATGTGTCTCTGAAAACACTCGCTTTCTTATCACGAGCCGATTGGATCATTTTTTCTATATTACTCATTTTTATCTCCTATCAATAGAAATCATCCGATTCACCTTCATCATTTTTGGGTGTAGCGGCCTTTTCTTTTTCCATTTGTTTATCCATCGCTTCCATATCTTCTTCTGTTTGCATCAGTACATTTTTACGTACCCACTCAACAGAATAATAACGACCGATAATATTATTATTTGAAATAGTGTCAAGCATTTCAATACGCTCTTTCATCATTTCAATTTTCTTAATCTCAGTGAAGTAACCATCATCCTCAAAGGCAAAGTCAATATTCTCTTTATATATATTCCATTCGCCTTTATCAATAATACCCTTAGCAAGGAGTTGTGTTCTTAATAATGAATATAATAAATCAGAGAATTTTTTTCTCAACTTTGTTACAAATTTAGTGAATTTGATTTCATCTCTTGTGATTTCCCCGCTTCTCGAAAAAGACCACGAGGATTCTGTATCCATTCTACTTGATGGAACGTGTAATGCTTGATATACTTTCTTTTGGAAGTAAATAACATCTTCCATATCGCCAAGATTTTGACCGCCTGGCAGTGTCTCTACTTCTGTTCCTCTACCGCCCTCTTTTCGGGGTAGCCAGAAATCTTCCATCATTGACATTGTATCTTTGCCGTCTTTAACAGAACCCGTTGAAGCATCATAAACCATCTTATTCTTGAACTTGTTCATAATGTTTCGTAGATATTGTTCTGCTTTTGATTTCGGTAGATTACCAACATCAATATAGAACACCCGTCTTTCGGGAGCCCTTGTAATTCGATAAATAACCATTGCATCTTCTAACATACGCAATTGGTTAATGGGTTTCATTGCCTTATGGAGATACGACATAGTTACCTCTTTCTCTTTGTCGTGAAGTCCACTATCAGCAGTAGCAACTGCTTCCAAAGCAACTTTTAGGGTTTGTGTAATCCCTCTGCTTTCTTTCGAGTATACCCAATACTCATCAACACCCTTAACAATCTCCACTCCATTATTATCTTTTTCTTTGATAACTTCTTTCACTTTTTTGATGTTTGTTGCATCAATATAGCGTAATTCTTTAATACCTTTCTTGATATTATCGTTATCGAAAATAATATGAAAATGGATTGCGCCATCTTCGTACCAACGTCTGAAAATTTCAGGCCCTGATGAATTAAATTCTAATTTCTTAGAAATAATGTTAAACTCTTCTTGGATAGTATCCTTAATTTTCTTAGAAACATCCACCGTGTCTAACTTATCAAGCAATATTGTTACTGGATCCTTATAGGGGTCCAATACAATAGCCTCATTAATAATATCATCAATAGCAGATTCAGCTTCAGGCTGTCTTGCGAATTGTCGATATTTATCAATTAATTCTTGTTGAGTCTTAAAAGCAGTGTCGAAATTGACGGAGAAGGCGTTAATACCTCCTCCGTCAACAACGGTAGAACCATCATCTAAATCTGGTGCAACAAAAGATTTTACACTCTTGTTGACCACAGATGAGCCGATCTTCTTCTCAATCTTATATCCGAATAGTTCCATTTAGTTAATAATCCTTACTTATAATATCGTAATATTATTTATAATGATTATAGGGCCGCAACATTATCACCACTATATGAGTTATCCCAAGAGATGGAGAATGTTACAGTGTATTCTTGCACTGCATCATTAGTTTCCCAAGATAAATCAATAGCACCGATTTCAGATGGCCACCCATATAAATCAACAGCACCTAAACCTGCCGAGCCATCTCTGTCAAAAGGACGAACTGTGATACTTCTATGCGAAGGACCAACACCACCATTCCCTTGTGTCATATCCAAGTCGCCTTGGATACCATTCTGCCATTGCAATAATCCATCACGTAAAGAATATGCATCATCATTGATAATAGTGACAGTCCAATCTTGGAATACACGATCACCAGGTACTTTAAGTTTACGATTCTGATATGGAACTTCAACCACACCTACAGTAGCGGCAGGCAATGATGCTGCCTTACATACTGCTTGGCCGCCAAGATCTTGAATCTCAACTTCAAATAGATTAGGACGTGCATAATCATCTGCGTATTGCTGGGTAAACGCACTTACATTAAAATCAGCCATTTTCTTACCCTCCTATTATACTTGTCCAATCACTTCACTAAAATCAACACCAGTCTTTGTAGCAACAAAGTTTAGTGTGATAAAGTTAATTGATTTAGATGGTTTAATGAAAATACTAGCAACAAACTCGTTACCGTCAATAACTTCTGGTGTATTGTTAGTGCTATCACACTGTACATAGAAGTCATACATTCCCTGTTTCGCTTTAATGCCAGCAAGATATGGATTAACCATATTTCTGAAATTAGTACGAGTGAATTCATTATTGAATTCAAACAAGAAGTATTTACTAGAAATTGCAATCGCTTTCTCAAGAATGATAAACAATCTACGTACATTGATTCTATCAAATGCAGAAGGTTTAGTCAGTAGTGTGCGATCACCCCAAAGAACAGTACCTTGACCAGGGAAAGTTACAATTGGATTGATTCCATAAGGAAGCATATACAATTGGTCTCTATGTGCTTGAGTTGGCTGGTATGCTAACTTAACAACACCCTTAATCTTACCACGATTCAGACCACCTGGTGACCACCAAGCATCACGAACTGAATCAGTATGAGCCATAAGGCCAGCAACATCAGCACTGAATCCAATCCAGCGATATGTGTCATTATACTTATCGTATGTGTACTTATAGTTACCGTCAAGAGTACCATATGAAGATGCAACATTGAAACCAACATCAACTCTCCAGTCTTGTACATTATTTACAGCATTAGTAGCACCACCAACATTAACAACCTGCTCTTTTGGAGGTGATAAAGCGGCAATACAATCTTTACGTGCTTCTGCAATAGACTCTACCATATACTTCTCAACAGCAGATACGGTAGCAGTAGGCTCGTTAGAAACACCGCCAGCAATCAATAGACTAACATTGATTTCATCAGCGTTTACAAACTTGTCCCAGCCAGCTTGATATTCGTTAATACCAACAGTACCAGCCGCAACAGCAGGAACCCAAGTGTTTCCAGCACCTTCACAAGCAGTCTGATCATCAGCAGAACCATCGTCACAGTGTGCATCAACACCAGCAGAAACAGCGATACCGCCACTAAATGCAACAGTGCCTGGTCCAGAATTAGTTACCTCACTTGCGTTAACCCATACTAGCTTAGATTGTTTATTGATAACTTCTTCGGCAAAGATATTAACACCCATAGTGTCTCTTGTACCTTCGGCAGTACCTACAAGATAAGATTCTACCACTTCACCACCAACGATAACAGCAACAGCCATTTCATTATTAGATGGATCAGGTTGTACATCAAATGCACTTGCAAGTGACCAAGCACTCCAAGTACCATCACCTGAATGAGTTTCTACTGAAATTCCGTTACCATATGTACCAGGATAGCGGGCATAAAATCCCTCTGTCAAAGTACCAGAATCTTGTTGTGTTTCAAAATCTTCTTGTCCCTTAATTTGTGTTACGTTACCAGAAGGGGCAGCATTCATAGCACCCTCATCAACAACACGCATAACTTGAAGTGAATTAGCATACTTCAAGAAGGCCGCAGAAGAAAGAAACGCTGGATATGTATCATTGGTTGGCTGACCGAAAACACTAACTAGATCATTTTCTGAGGTGCAAAGATAAGGCTCATCGCAAGGTCCCCAAGTAAAACGACCAACTGTAGCACCTAAAGAGGTAGCAACCGCAGGAATAGACGTAGACAAATCGATTTCTTTCGTTTGTACGCCTGGGCTTAATTGAAATCCCATCGTTTTTCTCCTATTATTAAAAATTATTCGTTTCTGATTGATTTATTCTTCAATCATTGCAACTATTTATAAAATTGTCTTTTCTAACCCACTACTTGCCAGATTTCGCCTCCCTCAACAACAACCTGTTCAATCTCATCGTGTCCATCTTCAATAAATCCAAACGGGGTTAAATCATCCTCAATTTCTTTAATATGACCATCATATAATTTTGTTCTCAACTCAATATCATTAAGTTCTTTGAACATAGGTTGTGTGGAGAACCACGAGAACATCACAAGCCCCATTACTAAATCATCGTGTCCTCCCTCCTCCGCTGCCCAAGATTTGCCTTTTACGATAAACATAGACAATTCTGAAATAGTCTCCAAATCATTAATAATCAGTTTGTCATTTTCAATCAAGTCTTTTAAATTAGAACAACCAACTGCCTTAACTTTCTTCGTCATTTTATGACCTAATTTATTAAAAACCCCTGATTCATTAATCGTGTTTTCATATTCCAAATCATAATGGAGAATATTGGCCACTTCGCCACCTGGCCCATTCGATTCGATCAATACAGTTGCTTCATTATAAGCATTCGCTAATTGTAGAATGATACTTGGAAATAGTAATGGTGATATTGTATTTGAACGGTATTTAGCAACCTGTTTGAAAGGTAATTCAGTGACATCCACAACATTTATTGTTGAATAATCTTGTCCTCTACCTTCTGCAACATCAACAGTTAAAAAATATTGATGATCGTGTAATGTTTCTTCATATACATCAAGATTGTCTTTTCTTCTCAACGGCTCTTTCATCACCATTGCGGCAATCTTGCCTGGAGTAATTAGTGTACCAGAAGAACCTAGGAACTCACATTCAAATTCTTGTCTGAATTGCTCTTCGCTTGTATTTGCTATGGTTTGCTTCTTCCATTCTTCATCACGTCCAGGTACATCCCACCAGTTAATTTCAAATGCCATATAATTAGAACGCTTCTCAACTGCATCAATCCACATCTTATAGAAGTGATTCATACCATTCGGAGTAGAAACGATAATTACTTTTGATGAATGACCAGAAGAGATTGTTGGATATACAGATCGGAAGAAGTCCTCTGCCATATTCTGTTGGATGAATGCAAACTCATCAAGAAAGATTAGATTGAAAGAGTATCCACGAATAGCACTTGAAGATGTAGAACCAGCTAATACTCGACTACCATTCTCAAGTTCTATTGAGCCTTTGTTCCACTCAACAACTCCTTGTTGAAGAAATTTAGGAAGTCTTTCGTATGCCATTTGAACACGGCCAAGAAGTTCCCTAGCAGTGGCTCCCTTATTAGCAAGAATAGCAACATTCTTCTGATCATTGAAAAGAATGTAGTGGAGCATAAACGCTAGGCTTGTCTGTGATTTACCAGACTGTCTAGGACATTTTACGATTGAAAATCTATTAGCATAAAGACCTTTCACAAGTTTTTCTTGGAATGGATATAACTCAAACTTCATCAGTCCCTTATCTACATTAACAATGTGAATATAGTTCTTAATAAAGTAAATAGGATTATCTCTACACTTTACATACTCTTTGATTTCTTCTTCGGTGTACTCATACGGGACATTTACTCGCTTTAGAAGAGGATTACCGAGATAAGTTGTTGTTGCCATAATATAATTTTTCTTCTATTCTTTTATTAATCTATCTATCTTCTGTTCAATTCTATTCTGCCAAATTTTATCTTCTTCGATATGAAGATTAATCTGTTGTCTAGCATACGCTTTAACTTTATTTGGCATTTCTTGTCGCTCCGTAATAAAGTGTTTGATATTATTCACATCACGCACTAAATCCATCAATGTCATAGCAGTGAACATAACAATAGCGATAATAGTAATTAGGCTAAAGTTCTGAATTCTTATTGTTTTATTGTCCATCGAGTGTCTTACCTTTTAATAATTCTTGTAAATCAGCAGTAGATCCAACATATAGATTATTATTTGTTGTGCCGTTTGGTGATTGTGTCTCGTCTTTCATCAACTTCAATTCTTTCTGCATCTTCAACAACTCCATTGTTGTATCACCTACAGTTTTGATTAGTCCACTAGCAACTTCATAGGCTCTAGGATGCTCCATCTCTTTTGCTAACTCAAGAATTCCCTCAAGAGCATCATTACCTCTTTCTATGAGATTGTAAAGATTGTCTCTGGCGTATGAATAGTCATTATCTAGGTCGCCAGTATCAGGATTTGAATTTACACTAGCACGAGGAGCAAGTCCACGTTCTCTTCTAGTATTAACAATACGAGTTTCTTCACCCTCTACTATTTCAGGATGCTCAAATTCGTCAATTATATTTTCGGCTATATCTAACTCAGCATCTAACCGTTCGTCTACAGATTTCTTTGTCATATTGTATTCTCATCATAATGGCCATTTGACTTCACTCATTGTATCAGTGTCAGATGGATCGGTTGGATCGTCTGGATGACCGACCTCGATTGTAGTTGTCCAATCATCAGTAACGTCCGCAGTCCACGGATTTACAGTTTCTTTGACTTGTTCTACAATTGGTGCATTTGGATCAAAATCCCCAATCATATAATTTGCAGTAACTTTCTTGATTATTCCTTGTTCTCTAATAGGCGGATACATCCATCCTTTAACAATAAAATCAAGTGTCCAGTTTACAATTCTATGTTCACCAAATTCTCCCTCAAATTCATCTGTCATAGTAACGCCAGATAATTCAATAGGAATATCTCTCTTCATATCCAATTCAGGTATTTCTTCAATAACAATGTTGAAATCTGGTTGAAAGTATGGTAATATTTGTTCTATAATTTGCAACCCATCATCCATATAATCAACATAGATATCAAGCGAAAATCCGAAGTTGTATGGAATAGGCGAATATATTTTATGAGCTTTATTAACATCAGTATGAGAGAATCTTAATTCATTCATCTGATTTGTGGCTCTTGATAGGTCCGCTTGAATATCATTCATCACAAATCCCATTCTAGGAACTTGTTTATTCTTTTTAGCATCCTTTATTAAACGCGCCAAATATTTCTTTTGTGATTCATATGCTAATGGAACTTTGATATCTTTAATTAATGATCCATCGTCCTCTTTCCTCTGGACGTGTATGTTATTAAATACCGATCCAAAAGCAACGATTAGTTTTCTTGCGGTTCCGTGATAAAAAGTAGTTCCAAACATATTAATTCACCGTCCCAAATGGATTCATTTCTGTGAAGTCAAGAACTTCATCATCCTCTACGTCCCAATCCGGAGTGCCTAGTTCTTTGTCAATTGAACTTTGAATATCTGCCTCAAGTGCTTCAATTTCAGTATCAACAACATCAATATTTTCGTGACCATATTCCCAAGGTTTAAGAGTTAGTTGCCAAACGTGTTGTGGTCCATCGGGAGTTGGATAAAACATAGAATCATTTCCAACAAATGTGACCTCAAATAATGCTTCTGCATCAGTGAAGAATAGTAAATCTCCAGCGATAGGAGTATCATCAGAAGTGTCCGTGGTTTCCTCAGCAAATTCTTTCTTAGTGAAAGTCACCTTCATTTCATCAGTAACTTGAACTCCGAATTTAGAATAGAAATCTCCTACATCACCATAATCTTGGTATTCATCTACGAGAATATTTAGTGTCCAAACAGTGTCAAATTTGCTTGTTGGATCTTCACCAAAAATAGGATCAACAGTTGCACCATACTTGCGTGGTAGATATTTTGCTTCAAACCCCACAACAGCAACTACTTCTTCGATCATATCCTTAATCATTGGTGATTTGGACATATTATCAAACATACCCATTTTATTATCCTACAATGAAGTTGACAGGTAGTTCGTAATTAAGTGAAAATTCTTCTTCGAGTTTTTCAATCTCTTCTTTTGCTTCATCCCAAACTTGCTGACCATTTATAGTGATACCACCAGGAAGAGGCATACCGTCAAACTGCTTCATATTTGCTCCCCACTGTTGTTTAATCAATGCAGTAGCATATTTCTTGACCCACTCATCATTATATACATCAATTGCATAACTATTGGCTTCATCAGGAACGACTGCTTTCCACGCTCTCACAAGCATTGAATTACCAACGCTCCAAGTCTCTCCAGCCGCTTCACAGGCTGTTTTATCTGTATATGATACATCAGAACACTTAGGGCCTATAATCTTTCCAGAATGCGAATAGAGGCGATTGGTTGCTTTATTAAATGTGAAAGTTCTATCGAGATTAAAATAACTATTGACCATCTCCAGATGTTCCATCGTTATTTCGTAGTATTGCATACTAACCTTAGTCATATCAAACATTTCATCATACATAATTCTATAACGCACATCAGCCATCGCCTCAGAAGAATACTTCCCAGGCTCATAGATTCGTGTAACAGCAATGATATCATCATCAAGTGTTATAAATTGATTTGCCTCATCTATAGCAGTGAATTCGATAGTAACAAATTTCTCTTCAACACCATCAAAGTGTCTTTCAATAAATAGTTGGAGAGCATCATCAATTCTATCATACGCCTGAGTATCATCAACTTGAATCTCTACTTTTGGAGATCCTAATTTACGATATGCGTAATCCCTTAATTCTTCTGCTGATTGTACTTTAGCCATTATTTTTTACCTCTTCCTCACTATTTATGTCAAGATTATATTTACATTCTGGAATATCCTCACAATAAACTTTACCATTAGAAAATAACCTACATTCTGTATGCCATTTCCACTTAAATCTTAAAATTGTGTATGTGAACAATAACAAAGACAAAGATGTTAATATATGAATTGAAGCAAACAATGGTTCTGAATATTCATTTAAATTTGTATGAGAAACAACATCAAAATTGCAAGTAAATGTCAAAAAAAATGATGAAATAGCTCCCATCAAAATAGATGACCTTGCCCAAACACTATAATATCCTCTATGCCTCAATGTGAATAAAAATCCACCGATTGAAATTGCAGTAACAAATATTAAGAAAAATCTCTCAACCTCTATCAATATTTCCATATACTATACTCCACCTTTCACCCAATACATAATTAAACCAATCGTGGCAGAAATAATAAGCCAAAATATCCTCTCGCCATTACTAATCTGAATTTGATTAGTGGCTATGTCAACCTCGTGATCTGTGCCTTGCTCAATCAACTTATCCAACTTCGATTCGATTCTCTCTGTCTTGTTGTAGACAGTTTTCATTTGTTCCTCGAGTCTTGTTATTCGTTCTTTCATATTATCAACGGCAATCCACAGTCGTTCTGAAACTACTTCTGTGTTATCGTTCATTTTTTACCTTATATATATTTACAATATTGATATATTTATATGAATGGAAATTAGATATGATGAATAACCAAGTAATCGTGATCGGTGATTTGATGTTAGATGAATACTGTAATGGGGTGGCTAATCGGATATCACCCGAATCTCCAGTACCAGTGGTTGATTCTGTAAAAGAGACACATCATCTTGGTGGAGCTGGTAATGTTGCTCAAAACGTGCGTGTGTTTACTAAAGATGTTACTCTTTACAGTTCTGTTGGTTATGATAAAGATTCTGAAATAATCACTGCTATTCTAGCAGACGAGGGAATTGAATATAATCTTAAATATGGTTGTAACTCCAAAACGCTTAAAAAGACCCGTATCCTTGCGAACGAGCATCAACTATGCAGAATAGATTCTGGAGTGATTAAAGACGAGGCCAACGCTCCTACGCAGTCTCCTGACGTTATAATACTATCGGACTACAATAAAGGAACCTTATCAGAATCATATATTCAAGATATTATTGATAATAATACTTGCCCCGTTTTAGTTGATCCTAAGGGTACAGATTGGAATAAATATCGTGGGGCATTCTGTTTAACCCCAAATAAGAAAGAGTTTGAGGAAACATATGGAGTATTTACTGCAATGAATGCTCTTCGTGTAGTGAAAGAACTGAAACTAGATGGAATTCTTGTCACTCTAGGTGCAGGAGGAATGCACTGGATTGGCAGGGATGCATCATCAATCTATTTGCCTACAGAAGCAAAGGAAGTGATAGATGTTACTGGAGCTGGAGATACCGTGATTGCTACGTTTGCTCTTTTCTTACCGAAGGGGGTTAAGAATGCAATGAAGTATTCCAATAAAGCGGCTGGAAATGTTGTGAGTAAATTAGGAACTGCTACCCCAGACAAAGCTGCCGTAAAAGAAACAGTGGTATTTACTAATGGTTGTTTTGATATCATCCATTCTGGCCATATTGCTCTTCTACAGAAAGCAAGTCGATTTGGTGATAGATTGATTGTAGGATTGAATAGTGATAATTCAGTAAGACGTATCAAGCGTGAACCAGTGAATGATATGTATGAGAGAAAGGCTGTATTAGAAGCAATAGATGGGGTCGATAGTGTAATTATTTTTGAAGATGATACTCCATATGACTTGATTAAAACATTAGAGCCTGATATACTGATAAAGGGAGGAGATTACACTTTTGATGAAGTTATTGGTAATGACTTAGTAGAAAATGTTGTGATAATTCCAACGATTGAGGGTAAGAGTACAACTAATACGATTGAGAGAGTGAAGAATGGAAAAGATTGAAAAAGGATGGGGACACGAACGAATCATTGAAAGTAATGAGCAATATTGTATGAAAGAACTTCACTTTCATAGAAGGGGCCATCAATCATCAATGCATTTTCATAAGAATAAGACTGAAACGTGGTTGGTCCAGAGTGGTGCAATTGAGGTTGAATTAATGGATATGAGAGATTCATCCACAAGAGTTATGATTGTGAATCAAGGGGGAACTATTCATATTGAACCAATGACTCCACATCAGGTGACTTGTTTAGAAAACGATACGGTAATTATCGAAGCATCAAGTGAGGATACTACCGAAGATAATTACCGTATCAGACCTGGGGATTCTCAAAAAGGATAATTTGTCATATCAGCCTCAGTGAATGATTGATAATGTTCTTTCAAATCTTCTGGCATAGGGATATATTCAATTTCAATATTTTCATCTATAGTTTTGGCCATATCAACAAAGGATCTTGCTGTACCTGTGCCGATATTATAGATTCCTGAATTACCAGAATTCATCATCTGAATGGTTTTATTGATTGTCATATCAATGCTTATAAAGTCTCGTTTGAACTCATCTGATCCTTCAAACAATTGAACCTTACCTGTTGACTCATATTGATCTTTCAACCAAGCAGTTGGTGATTTCATTCCGTCTTTATGGGTTTCAAACTCACCATCTGAATACACATTGAAATATCGAAGTCCAATAATCTTACTATTATTCATTAAACGTCTGGCAAATTTATCAGCGAGAAGTTTAGAAAAACCATACATATTGTTTGGTTGATAATCATCAGATTTATCATTAAATGTTGTGCTGTTACCATACACACTAGCAGACGAAGCATATACTACTGGCACGTTTTCAGAAGAACATATACTCAATATACTACAAGTGTATTGATAATTATTATCCATTAGATATTTACCATCAGTACATTTAGTTGAAGATTCAGCACCCAAATGATATATACAATCTATTAATTTCTGACCCGTTAATAGTGGTAAAAGTTCAATAAATTTATCTTTATCAGTATATTCAAATATTTTCAAGTCTTTAATATTGTTGACTTTAGAACCATCTGTCAAATCATCAACTAAAAGAATATCTTCAATACCCTCTTGATTTAATGCTTTAATCAATCGACTTCCAATGAAGCCTGCACCACCTGTAACAACTATCATTTGTTTTTCACCTCAATTATTAGATCATTATCTGGAATATAAAGATATTCAATATCACTATTAGCAAGGGTACGAATCGCATCATCAATCGTTTCAACAAGCGGTTCACCACCAAGATTGAAAGAAGTATTGAAAAGAATTGGTACTCCAGTTTCTTTGTAGAAGTGGTCAATCATTTCATAATAGACTGGATTTTGATGTTCCTTTACAGTCTGAATTCTACAAGTACCATCAACGTGAATGATTGCTGGAATCTGTTCTGCATATTCATCAGAAGCGCAATTCATAGCATACATCATATGTGGAGACTCTTCAAGCCCTCTCATATCAAACCATTCGTGTGCGTGTTCGTGTAAGATTGAACCAGCAAATGGGCGGAAGTATTCTCTATGCTTGACTTTATTCACGTAGTCTTTACCATCAAGCGTACGAGGATCAAAGAGAATAGAACGGTTGCCCAATGCTCTCGGCCCATTCTCACATCTATCCTGGAATAGTGTTACTATATTCCCTTTCAAAATCAACTTAACTGCATCAGGAGCATACTGCTTATCAAATACACCAGTTGCACCATAATTCTTTGCAATCTCAACAATCTCTTCTGTAGTGTTCTTCTGTACAGGACCAAGGAATAATGACTCACCAAAAGGACGTACATTATTATCTTTTGTTATAGAATGATATGCTAACATTGCCGCTCCAACTGCTGTTCCTGCATCATTTGAAATTGGTTCAACATATAGATTGATATCTTCATCTTTCAATTGCTCAAGATACCAATAATTTGCTACACAATTCAAACCATATCCACCAGAAAGAACTACATTTTTATTTCCACTCTTATCGACTGCTTTACGAATCAAATCAAGAACCATAGCTTGCGATTCAGTTTGAATCGCATATGCCATATCTCTACGATTTTGGAGCAATGTTACATCCCCATCATTCCACTCTCTCAATTCTTTATATCTTCCTGCGTTAACAAGCGCGCCATTGGGATATGTTGGAATAATTACATTTCTATCTGTTGTTTTCCAATCACCACCATTCCCATCTGTATAGATATCAGGAATATTATCATTCGGCTTACCATACGGAAACAGCCCCATAGTCTTACCCGCCTCGATTGGTTGCCAGCCACAATATTGTGTTACTGCTTCATACGCTTTTACAATACCTGCACTATCATCAAGAATCATTTCGTGCGTGCCTTCTTCACCTTCTCTTTCTGAATCCATATCAGTGTAATGAGCAGATGTCCAAGGGCCTCTCCCGCCTTGATGCTTATAAAGAGTTTTGAAGTCTGCCGGATACTTACAATCAAAAATCGTTTCAAGTTCCCAAGTCATTTCTTGTTGCATATTAATATTCATTGGAATAAACGTGCCAGCTCCATCAACAATCAATGCTGTTGCGGATTCAAAACCAGAACGATAGAAAGCACAAGCGGCGTGCATTTTATGATGCCATTTATGCATATCAATAATTTGATCTTCTGATTCAATCAATCGAAGTTTTCTCGCTAGACCAGCATATACATTATCACCAGAAAAGTCAACACGACTTTCATCTGATTGTGTGTGTGATATTACAAGATAATCTAGTTTATCTGTATAATCAAGAATTTTGACTATAGATGCAAATGGTCCACCATCATATTTTCTTCGGGATAGTCTTTCTTCTTCAATAGCAAAAACAATTTCACCATCTTTCAAAAGACAAATACCGCCATTATGTCCTCGAGCAATTCCCGCAATCCACTGACTCATATTTTATCCTTATAATTTAATTAAAGTTGCGTGTTCGGGCATATAACAATATTCTATTTCCGAATCGGTTAAAATTTCCATCACATCATTAAGAGTTTCCGCTAAAGGATCTCCTGCTAGATTCAATGAAGTATTGAACAATAACGGTATACCTGTTAATTTATAAAACTCCTCAATGAGATTATAATAATGTTCATTTACATTTTTATTAACGGTCTGTATTCTGCAAGTATCATCTACGTGTAAAACTGCTGGTATTAAATTTTTCTTATCTTCTTTAACATTAACAGCATACATCATATTAGGAGACTCCTTTAAACCTTTCATATCAAACCAATCGTGAGCATATTCTTTCATTACTGAAGCGGCAAATGGTCTAAAATATTCCCGTTTCTTTACTTTGTTTACGATATCTTTGCCATTTTTTATGGTTGGATTGAACAAAATACTTCTATTTCCTAATGCTCTAGGTCCAATCTCAGACCTACCCTGAAATATAGCAACTATATTTCCTTCTTTAATTAGTTCGGCAATTTCTTTATATGAAGCATCATTCACTTGTCCATTGTAACTGTCAATAATTTGAAAAACATCGTAACCGGTATACTTTTGTTCCGGCCCTAGATATAAACTCTCAATTCTTTTTCGTTTATTTATATCACCTTTTCGATAATGATATAACAAGGCGGCACCAGTTGCAGTTCCAGCATCAGACGAATTTGGTTCTACATACAAATTAATATCGTGTTCTTTCAGTTTATCCAAGTAATAATAATTAGAAACACAATTGAGAGCATAGCCTCCACTTAATACCACATTCTTATTGTTACTCATCTCGGATGCTTTGATAATTAACTTTAAGACTTGTTCTTGGGTTTCCTTTTGTACTTTGAAAGCCATATCCTGATCGGCTGATTCCAAAACATCTAAAATATTATATTTGTTTGTATTCAGTTCGGATCTGTATGGATAAAATGCTTTTATCAAATCTTTATTAGCAGTATCATTTTGAAATAAGTCTGGTAAGTTTGGGTTTGGTGCGCCGTATGCAGATAATCCCATTGTCTTTCCACATTCGTTTACGTGAAATCCACAAAACTCTGTGACCGCATCCCACACTTTACCAATGCCCGGACCTTCATCAGCCTCTAACTCAAACGTTTCGTTCAAATCTGCATTATGATTGTCTGGTAATAAATAACTTTTCCCCTTAGTACAATGAACCTTTTTATATAATGTTTTTATTCCTTTTGTATAAGAACAATCAAAAATAGATTCTGTTTCATAATATATTTCTCCGTTTGGCGTCAACATATTAGAACTTCCATTGCTATCTACAATAACACTCGCCGCTGTCTGAAATCCAGAATTGTAAAAAGCAATTGCGGAGTGACATTGATGATGGTTATCAACCATATTGATAACTTGTGGTGATTGTTCTTCAAGTGGTTTTGATTGTTCAATTAATCCTAATCTTCTGGCAAATCCTTGATAAAGAGGTTCTCTAGTATATTCTAAAACCGTGTATTCTTTTATGTCTTGTGGATTAGCTATTAAATGAGAGATTATCAGATAATCAAGTTTATCTGTATAGTCTAAGATTTTCATCATACTGAGAAGAGGACCACCGTCGTGCTTAAACTTTGATAGTCTTTCTTCCTCAACAGAGAAAATAATTTCACCATCTTTTAATAAACAAACGCCAGCATTATGCCCTAGAGCAATTCCCGCAATCCACTGACTCATAATTTAATTCTCCAGAAGGTTAGTAGTATTAAAATCATACTTAGGCAGAGATTCACTTGTGCCACAAGTTCCGCAACCGCCCTGTTGTGTTGGAGTAAAAGAACCTTCAAACTTCTTTCCTTCACCTAGGAATTGTTTACAAGAGTCGATAACCTCTTTCTCTTGATATTCATCCATCATCATAACCTCATCATTTACTCTATCACATTCATCATCCATAGCTATACGAATAGGAGAATATTTTCTTTTACCTTCACCAATATCTATAACATCAAAATCTACGAAATCTGGATAACTGATATTTTCAGGCACTGTTGATCCTGTTACTACTGTTGCAGTTTTACCAAGTGCCTTTGCGATATGCTGTCCAACAGAGTCACATCCTAAGAAATGGTCCGCTGAATTAATCATTGCTGCCCATTTTCTTAAATCAGGCTCTTGTGGTGCCGCAATTATATTATTCTCATCAGTTGGTAGAGGAATTTTCAACTCACTCATCATAATGATAGCATATTCTTTTCGTAGACCTTGAATGATGTTAATGATATTTTGAAGTTCAAAAGACCTAGAAGAGGGATCAACAATAAATTCTCCCATTTGTGTAACACTTCTACCAAATGGTTGTACAACAAGAACCTTATCTTTTCCTGTGGTAGCCTTGATTTCTTGAATAGTTTGAAATCCTACAATCAATTCCATTTTGTTGAGTTTAATTGAAGGATCATTCACTACTCTTGGCTCTTCAAGACCATTAATTTCAATATCAAACGCTTGAGTAAGATTACAATTTTGATTGAAATAATCGTGAACTCGATATGGCTCTGGAGTAACAATATCTTTGTCTTTTAGATGATTCTCAAAAAGACCTTTATGCCACACTTCATATGCGTGTTTATGAAGAATTGGATGACCGCGATAGAAATCCATACCAGCTTCACAAACAATTACAAAGTCCTCATCACCTGAGTCCTCTGCATATCTTTCGAGAGCAGGAATTGAACATAGTACCCGACCGGCACCACCATTAATAAAGAAAGCCTTGGAACGACTCATTGTTTCACCTCACTTGTTTTAATAATCTATAATTGGAACTATTATACTATAGTTCGCTCTATTTGTCAAGTATTTATACGCATAAAAAAGGCTCTGTTTCAGGAAGAAACAGAGCCTCTTTTGGTGTATCTTTAAATCTTATTCATCAACGCCACTAATAGGTGCTAACTGAGCGATAGCATCTGCATCAGATGGCCCTCTGTCTGCAATCATAATTACTGGGTTATCTGGATCTTCTCCACGAACCAAAGGTTCATCATACTCTCCGTCAGGGTCAGTAGGCCATTTAATCATATGATTTGGAACAGCCGCCCAATCCGCAGGAATATCCCTCAATTTCTGTCTATATGCTAACCATTTTGCTTTAACTTCGTCAGGCATATCTTCAGCGATTCTGGAATCAGACTGCTTCAATTTAGCATTACGTTCACTACGGACGAACGCATCATCATACCTACGCCAGTCAGTTCTAAAAACTAGAGGCTTAGTGTAGTCATCAATGATGTCATTTTCTGAAAAGATTTGACGTGGGTCAGATGGGTCTCTGAGAACCGCATTATCATCTTCAGCAGGTCCTACCTGAACTTCATAAAGTTTAATTACTTCTTCAAATCCACCGAAGAGCATTCCGATTTTAATCGTATTCTCATCTGTGTCAGCGTGTAGTTCTTTAACTTCGCAATTCAAAGGAACAGGACGTTCTGTATATTCATCCTTGTTCCAAGTTTGTTCGATGTCTTGTGACTCTTTGTCAATCCACAGGATTAGAGTTTCAGGCCCATCATAACTTTGCGTTGACGTTTTACCTAACGCAGTTGTTGGGACAGCCTGTTCAAACTCGTCAGGCAAGTCATAAGTTACGACTTTTTGTACATTTGCCATTTTATTCTATCTCCTAAAATTCATATTTATTATTGGTAAGTCACTTTGACTAATCCACCTGCACCGAAACTTCCCCAACAAGCCGAGCCAGAACCAGATGCGTGTCCACTTCCACCACCGCCCGGGAAGGCCGCGTGAGCATTACAACAAGCCATATTCCCAGTACACCAGTGCTTATTAACAGAAGTGCCTGATACTGTAAATGGTCCCGAAGGTCCACCCGCAAATGAGTTCGTGTCTGAACAACAATCGTATTGTTTTGTATGTGAGCCAGAAATTCCTCTGAAACACATATCTCCACCTTGCGTTGCCTCGTTACAGTTATTTGATACCCAACCTGCGTTGTAGTTACCTAAGTCACACTGTTGGTTACCGATATGACAGTTATAACAATGAGAGTTAACATCCCAAGAAGTTGAACCACCGTGTCCACCTATCGCACAAAAGTTTGATAGTCCCGGTCCGGTTACATAGGACGTACATCCGTGTCTACAAGACCTGTTACAACTAGCACAACAATTACACTGAGATGTTCCACCAGAACAAAGTGTATAAACTGATTCACTTCCTGCTGTAGAGTTAAAGTTACCTGCTTCTAGGCAGAGTGTTTTTTCATTATAGTTACCGCCTGCTCCACCGTGACCTGAGTCATAGTCGTGTCCTGAAGAACCACCCGGTCCGCCACCAGATAGAATCTCAAATGTAATTAATCGAGTTCCAGTAGGAACAGTCCATTGTAGGCAACATCCACCGTTCGTTACTGACCAGTGATTTGTGTTGTAAATATAAAAGTGTTTTTGAGGCTCCTGTAGATAAGAATCGCCCATTTCATTTAAATTGTCAACACCTTCTTGAACAACACTATTAACACAATTGACATTACCAGCTTGAACTGTATTAATATCTGAAAGCGCATCATAAACGTGATTTGCCATCAACTCAAGAGCCACATTGTTGCTCTTGGCCATTTCATTCATTTTACCTAATGTTAAAATATCCATTTTTATTTCTCCAAAATAGAAGTGCTGGGGAAAGAAGATGGCACAAATACTTCATCAATTCCTGCGAGTTCTTCTGGTAAATCTCTTAATTTTTGTCTTAAAGCACCAACATTTGTTTTAATATTTTCTGGTACATCAGAACTCATCATTCCATCAGTATTTTGAAGAATTTCATTTCTCAAAATACGAATTTCATCCCAATTACTTTCACCTAAAATATCAACATTTGTATTCTTTTGAAGATTCCAAGTTTCTGTTTCTTTATTATATGTAGACCGTTTATCATCATAAAGTTCATCAGGATGAATTGGATATGGATAAGTGAATTCATTATAACCGTCAGGAGTAGAAATTGATTTCATTTCTCTAGTATCTTCGTTTCCTTCAATACCTAAGTTTTCATCATCTAAATGGTTGTTATGATAGTCAGAAAGAACCTCACACACTAAAGCATTTTCAGAACAGTCAATAACAACACTATAACAATTTAACCTATCGGGTCTGCCGTCATATGCTTCCCATTCCCTTAAAACAACTTCAGGAACATTAGTCTCTTTATCGACTAGGGAAACTAATCTAGCTGGACCATTATAATTTTCAGTAATAGTTTCATTTATCTTCCCGGATAGATAATTGTCTGTTGGACAGTCGTATGTATATTCTACATTTACTGTTTCTTGCCAAGTTTCACTCATTTTTATAACTCCTAAATTATGCGTATGTGATTCTAATTAAACCAGAATGTCCTGGGCTGCCTAAGCATCCACCACAAAGAGCGTTTCCGCAATATGATTTTTGAACATTCATACCGCCGCCTGCCAGTCGATATGCGTGACAATTTGTTTCGCAACCACACCAGCTCATAGAATCCTCAATATGTTGCATAAAATCATTTCTTAAACCATAAGAAGAGCCTGTTTGTGTGTAACGTGAGTTACAATCACAATTACGGCGGCCCTTGAAGAATTGGTGACCAGTCGCTGTTGCGGCAAAATCAACATTTTGACCAACACAAAGACCTAAACACTGTGGAGTTTCGTACCAACAATGGTTCATATTACACCTACAACTACAGTATAAATTATAACCACCCCTACCACCAGGCGCACAGAAATTATCCAATCCTGGGCCAGTGATATATGACATACACCCTCGTGGAGCATCACAACAACCGGTCCAACAACCGCCTCCACCGGCCGCATTACCACCGTCACCCATACAAAGTGAGTAAACATCACCTGCTACAAAATCCTCAGCAATACAACAAACAGTTTTTCGTGCATATACGCCACCTTGAGAACCGCACGATGCCATATCACACCAACACCCGTGACAACAGTGGCCAGCGCCAGCACCGCCTCCACCCCAGGCTTCAAATGTAATAGATTTTATGCCATCAGGGACAGTCCAAGTAGTGTTACAACCAGTAAAACAATGACAGCCTATATCGTTTTCATTGTAAAAATCTACAATTTGAACGCCACTTCCGCCACCGCCCATATCTTCAAGATTTGTTACACCTTCGGCGACTGTTTGATTGATGCAAGTTAGTTGTTCATCTTGAACTGTACAAATATCTTTCAGTGCGGAGAATGTCGCATTGGCAAGATATTCCATAGTTTGGTCAACTTCTTTTGCCATCTGGTTCATCTTACCAAGTGTTAAAATATCCATAGTTGTTTATCTCCAGAAATTCTTTTATTTACTTCTATTTATATTAATTTATTAAACGTCCCATACATCTTTCAATGTAATAATTCCACGCATATTTTCATTATTACCATCATATCTACTAGAAGTGTATAGTAGTGAATCTGGCGTTCCTTTTTTCCAAGACTGGCATTTGAATGTCCAATAATCATCCATAGAATGACCATTTGGATTCTCAAACTGAATCATAATACCATTCTTAAAGTTTGTTCCGGCTGTGTTATTAGCAGAAAATGGGCTATTATCTGTATTTCCTTCTGGCCCATACAGTGCTAAATCAGTATTAACATTATTGATAGAAGCACCAGTATAACTAACTGGTCCTGCAACCACCACTACAGGTTGCTTATAAGCAGTTCCAGGATTAGTGAATGTGATAGATGAAACATTGCCTGCCGCTCCAAGTTGAACTGTGCCAGTAGCACCGTAACCAGTAGGAATAGGATCTGCATCAACTACTATAACTCTTGTTTGTCCATCAATATAATTTTGCCAATCTTCAACGATTGTAGCCGAGCCGATACCATTATTAAGTGTGACTGTTCCAGCGAATCCACCGCCAATTGTGCTATCTAAAGTAGTACCAATCTTACCTGAAGGATCAGATATAATTATGATAGGCTCATTGTAATTTGAACCTCGATTAGTCAAACTTACATCAGAGATTATATTATTAACATCTGGTGTCAATGAACCACCTGCACCAGTTCCAGCAGGATCATTAATAATAAGTTGAATATCATTATAATTAGAGCCGCCATCAGCTACAGTAACATCAATTATTTCACCTATAGTGATTTCTGCACTCCAAGTTGCCCCGGCCCCTTCACAATCCGCTTGAACGAGAAATTGCGAATCAGAACAAACAGCTGGAACGTATTCTGTTGTTAAATTTGGTCTCAAAATAGCTCCAGAACCATATGTTCTTCCTGTTTCTAATCCAGTAGCAGAATCAATGATAGGAGTACCAGTAGGATCAAACGCAAGAATTTGAGTATTCTCAGAATAACCAGTTCCCTTATTCACAACAGTAACAGCACCAATAGAGCGATTAGTTTCTACAGAAGCATATGCTCCTTCTCCTGGGCCAGATACATCAATAATACGAACTGTATCTGTTGCATTATATCCTTTTCCTGGGTTATCAACAGCAATATCAATTAAGTTTCCTGATGCATTAATAGTACCAAGACCTCTCAGACCACCACCAGTTGTTGTGTTCATTTCAACAAATACCGTGTTTTCACGAACCCAAAGAGTAGCAGTAGTTTCAGTATTATTCTCATCAACAATATCATATCTATCTGTTAATTCAGTGTCCTTTGTGACTGTATATGAGAATGTAGCATTTTGTGGAATATCACCAGAATTAAACATTCCATCAGTATGTGTTACTGTATGCGCTTGAATATCAAGATTTGTAAAGTCGATTGTATCTCCAACATTTACAGAAATAACGGACGGAGTGAAAGTATTGTTTTGAATATCCACCTGAACAGTCTTTGCTGTATTATCAGTATATCCAGTACCTTGATCTGAAACTGCAATACTTGCGATACCACCATCAGCAAGATTCATTGATACTTGCGCAGGAGTAGCAGGGGCTCCACCACTAATAGAGACTGTATCTCCTACTCCATAATCAGCACCACCATTAGTTATAATAACTTCATCTACTGTTCCATCTTCTGCTAATACAACATAACCATCAGCAAGACCACCAGTATTTGTTGTGAATGCTACTGTAATTGTTGGATTAACATTATGTGTTGTAATAGTCATTTCGTGGTCGTGACCACCGCCAACTGTTTGTGTTAGAATGAATGAATTGTTAAAATCATTCCAAGCAACAGTAATATCGTGTGAGTGACCTGCCTCAACGGTTGCGCCGACTTGAGGAGTTCCTGCTTTAATTTGATTAATTATTGCTTGTGAAAATTGTAATGTATGAGTATGACCATCACCACCCGGAACTTCAGGAACGATAATTTCATAATATCCGGTATAACCTGCACCAGCATTAGTAATTAAAATCTCATCAACCATACCATTCTTTAATGTATGAGTTGCTACTGCTTTTGTTTCAATGGAACCTGTAACATCAACAGCACCTAAATCAAATGCTCTTGCAGATGAGTTTTTAGAATATTTTGTACCTCTATTAGTGATTGTAACATCTGAAACACCATTATCATAAACAGCATTTAAGATTGCACCAGTATCTTGTTTGCCATTAGCATCAATTGTGTATGCATACGAATCAATGAAACCGGAATCATCATTAATGTATACATTATAGATAAGACCATCAGATAAATCAGAATCATAAGATTCACCAGCAATATTAAACTCATAAGAACGACTTAAATCATCTAAAAGAGCAACATTAGAATCTTTATACATTTCACATTTTACAGGAGTGTCATATAGGCCGCCAGAAGAATCAATATCAATAGCATTCATACTAGCATCCACACCCCATCCAGTTACGGATGATGTTGAATCGTGACAATAGGAAGAATAAGGCTTAAATAAAGTTGTATCATAGTTCTGTGCATATTGGCCAACAATACCTTCATTGTAAATAGAACCATCAAGATTTGTGATTGTAATAAAATCACCATCATCAAGACTACCCCACATCATAGCTGAATCAATACCTCTTCTCAAGACAAGTTCAGGATTATCAGTATCAGCAATAGACGTATTATTAAGAATAGTTAATTCAACAGCCGGTGTGCCATCTTCTTCGTGTCCAGTTCCTCTGAATGAATTAACATTAGTAGTGGATACATACTTGTTTATATCATATGCTTTAATCTTAGTAACAGAAGTTGAGCCAGTAGAAGCCTCTTGTTCAAGTTTAAGATGTTGAACGAATGGACGAGGCTCACCTTCGATTTGCATTGACTCACCAAATGCCTGAATAGCGCCAGTTGATTTGTTATATGAAATATGATGTGTTCTATTTGGTCCTTCTTCTGCGAATGTGATCTGACCTTCTGCATTGTATTTGTAGTTATCAAATCCAATCTCACGAGTCATCGTAACATCGGCAAGTAATTCATTGGTTTGATGAATAGAATAACCAGAATCTGCCGCACCAGAAGTATATTGAGCAATATTAGATAATATATCATCAAGGGCCTGCTGGATAATAGCATCCTGAGATTCAACGTGAAGAGTGTAGTCACTTTGTAACTGTGATATTGTTCCAGTCACATTAGTTTCAAGAATGTTTGCGTGATTTGAAAGAATATTACCAGCATCGTTTGCCCAAGGCACAAATACTGTATTAACGAAACCTTGAACTTCATCATTCATATAGGTTTCAACAGCATTCATAGCAGTGTTGGTTCTTATAATCACTTCATTCTTGAATGTGTTTTGTTGGTTCTCTAGTGGCGCACTAATATTATCATTCAACCAAGTTTTCATTGAACCAGCCATTGCGTTCAACTTAGTTGGAATCATCACCGCAGGAGTGTTAGTATAAATTTCTACTTCTTCGGTGAAAGCCGTGATGTCGATACTATCAAATGTAATATCTGGAATATCGTTAAACGGATCAACCGCAGTTGTTATGTTTGATAGTGTTACGGACATTTTAGTTTATCTCCAAATTAAATCTATTTCTGATTATATTTATAATAATTAAAACTATTTATAATAGTTTAGTATCTCTTTATGCTATAACTACTGCATCAATTTCAGTGAATGTTGATCCATCAGAATTATCAACTCTCACATCATATGTACCAGGATTTACAACATCAGTAAATGAAATATTGTTAGCATCAACAAATGTTACCGTTTGAGGATAATCAGTTGTAGTTGCTTGGTCAATAAGTGTTACTGTTGTAGTAGATTCAAATGATGCTCCTGTAACTCCATAAGTGCCATCAAGATTATCAGTAACAGTAATGATTCTCAAGTGATCAAGTACAGTGAATGGCACATCAAGTATAGCAAAATCACCGTCAATATTTGTAATCTTAAATTCTTGTATTCCTAGTGGAGTATCAGCATTTAATATAAAGTTAACCTTAGTTGGTAGATTTATTGGTGAAGATGATTGTTCAACCCCACCAATAGTGATAATATAGTTTGGATCAATACCAGCACCAGTTACTTCGATTGTGTCTCCAGTCATTGCCTCAACTACAGTAGCATCCCAAACTCCTCTTGGTGATTCACAAGAAGATTGGTCATTGAAAGATAAGTCAGTACAATGAGCTGGATTCTCAGGTGTCCAAACTCCTCTTGGTGATTCACAAGAAGATTGGTCATTGAAAGATAAGTCAGTACAAACACCAAATGTCCAAGTATTATTATCAGAAGTCCAAACTCCACCAGAAGTAGTACACTGTGTTTCACTGTTGTTAAACTGTGAATCAGAACACGTTCCCGCATCTTCACAAGATGAAACATCTCCATATATTGGATTAGAACAAGAACCAGCAGTCCAAGTACCATTAGGCTCAATACAAGACACTTCATCTGGATAGATTGAATCAGAACAGAAGGATACTACTGTATCGAACCAAGTACCGTTAGGTGTCTCACAATCTACTTGATTATTATATAGATCATTAGAACAAGAAGGATTAATTGCTGTAACCGCTCTTGTACCAAACTCAATATTCATACCGGTCAGAGATACAGGTGGATTCAAGATATCATTAGAACGTCTGTTAACATCATAGTAATTTTCAATCACTGATTCGCCAAATGATTCCAGTGTACGCATACCAGAGATAGGCTGACCTGTATAGTCTGCATTTTCCATATCAAGATGGACACTCTTCCATCTTTCTTCTCCACCGATAGGTACACCAAACACATTCAAAGAACGTGCAAGCAATAGATACTCATCAGAAGAAAGATTAGGAATAGTCTTAACAGAAACATTATCCCAATAAGTGAAGCCATTTCCAGTAGTAGAAAGTGTTATGTACGCAACACCAGTAACTGGTGCAGTGAATATAAAGTCTTTATCTCCATCATTATCATTAGCAGTGATTTCAAAACTACCATACGTGTCTGAATCTGGAGTAGGACCAATCTTAACAATAGAATCAGTAGGTCTATCAATATTGAAGCCTACACGATAGTTCATTTCATTAGTGATTTCAAATGAGATATGTGCGATTCCTCTTGCACCAGTACCAACACCAGAAGTGTAAATCTGTTGTGAAGTTTGGTCAACATATGAATTACCACCTTCTTGAGAAGCGAAAGTCCAATTCTCTTCCACTTCACGAACTGAAATATTATCAATAGATCCTTCAAAACCAATATTAGTGTAGTAAGGATTATTTTCTTCAGGACGATTATTGTCCACATCAGCAATGAAGTGAATCTTAGAGTCGTGTGAACCAGCTCTCGTATAGTAAGATTGTTCACCATTAGGAACAACACCAGTAGAGTCATAATCAATTGCTGGTATTTCTTCTTCAACTAGCTTAACGGAGTTGATAGAACCTGAACCATTCATCTGTAGCATAAATGTAGATGAAGCCTCTCCAACTAAATCAATGTGATGGATACCAGTTGTAGAAATAGTATGTTGAGCAACACCATCAACAAACACATCAATTGTAGGATTGTTATTAGTAGTTGACACTAGAGTTAATTCATCGTGACCTTCAGGAATTGTTTGTGAAACTAACACATAACTCATAATATCTTGAGACCAAGCAATTGTAAAGATGTGTGTATATGTTTCTGCGTGATAACCATCAGTCTGCACAAATGATAGCGTATTAACAGATGGATTCTCTTGTAACCAATTACTCTGTGTTTCAGTCATTTGGAATGTATGAGCGTGAGTTCCAGCAGGCCCAGGCCCAACTTGGAAATTCAAGATATTTTCATCAAACACATCACAATCAATAGTTGCTTCATACTTCTCATTCTTAACAAGAGCATTAGCTAAGGTGTATGTAGCAGTGCCATTTGTAGAAGAATTGAAAATTAACTTCTCATTAACAATCTGTACATCAGGACCAGAAGTTGTCCAATTAACTAGAACAGGATCAGTGAAATCAAAGTTCCAATTTGAAATTAAATTCTCAGGATTAGTACCTAGAGTAACACGTAATCTACCAGACATACCGTTATCATTAGGGTCGAGGTCTGCTAAATTATACTTAACTTCATATAGTTTACCAGTCTCAATATCAACAGTCTGGTTAACTTCTGTTTTAGAAGAGATAGTGCCGTCAATATATGCTTTACCTCCGACTGAATTCCAGCCTTCACCCATATACCAAGCATTTTGACCAGTTACACGTTCACGGATTGAAACATTATCAATCTTACCCTTACCTGTGTTATTTAGTCTCAATATATTTGTATTAGCAGGAGCAATTACTGTTTCGGAGTAGTGTCCAACTGTAGTATTAGATGTGCCTTCAACAATAGTATCACCAATAAGAACTGCTTGAACTGTTCCAACTTCCGCATCAAAGTCATCCTTGAATGATTCTACGATATCGTATTGGATCTCGTATGTTGTGCCTTCAACAATTGAACCAGTAACAATCTGCTCAATATATCCTGCAACAGTAGTATTCGTAAATGCAGTACCACCTTGAATCTGCCAAGAACCAGATTCTGTCCATACAACTTCCTTGAATGTTACGTTATCAAGAGAGATATTAGAACGCTTATCTATATCAACACTGATATAAACCTTAGCAAGACCACTTTCATTGTTTGTTACAAGGAATTGCTCAGAACCAATTCCTGGAATCATCACAAGTGGATCAATATAAGATGTAGTGCCAAGTTCAATATTCATTGCTTGAATCTTTGGAATTGCACCTTCACCTGTAGCAGTTAACAGATTGCCTTCATTAAGTACGTCTGCTTGAGTTCCTTTTACTGGGAATGAATTTACTGGCTCAGGCTGTACCTGGAAGTAGTCAGTAGAAGTGCCGTTATCAACAACAATCTTATCCTTAATATGTAGAGGAGTGTACATATTGTCCTGACCGTGATGGTAGTAAACAACAATATCTTCACCAGCATTAACAACAGGCAAGTCAATAATATTGAATTGTCCCATCATAGAAGCGTGCCAAGCACACTGATAGTAAAGTGTATCAGGAGCGACAGATGGTACAGTGAATTCTAAAATTTCATATTTAGGAACGCCTGCCCCATCAAGACCAAAGTTAGAAGAATCAGCGTATGTTTGGTCACCAGCTCCCTCTTCTGCTCTTGAACCATTTACACCAAGTAGATACTCACCAAAATAAGCACCTGGAGTAAAGTGTGAACCATCATCAGTTGTAATATACATTGGGTGACCAGCCGCATTCACACGGAAGCGATAAGTGCCACCACGATAAAGGTTGACTGTTCTGTTAGTACCTTCAATCATACCTTCTTTATCAAATTTATATAGACCACCATCAGCTTCTACAGCATAGTATCCATTTACTTCGCCAGGCGCAACAAATGGACCAAGTCCAGAATTACCATCAGAACCAGTAAGACCGAAATCTTCAGGAATCTTCCAAGTGAATTCTTTAGAGAAGTTACCAATGTATTGTGATTCTCTCCATTGCGCTAATCCAACCTCACTTGTTGGATTCAAATCTAAACAAGTCTGTTTATCATCTTCGCCATTGTAGTACCATCCATCAACGTCTAACTCTTCACACCAACCATTTAACCCCATACAAACCGGGAATGTTTCTGTAGAAGTCCAGTTGCCTGGCTCCTCTTCAAGATTGTTGAATGGATTATGATCACCAGCAACGATAGTTAGACCGTGATCTGCTCTCATAGAAACACACTTCTTACCATCATTCTGTACCATACCCGCTTCAACTAGATTATCCCACCCTGCGCCGAGAATAGCTTTAACACCAGCCGCGTGCATATACATTGGAGTAGGGAGTCCAGTGAATGGATCAGGCTGTACGATATGACCTGATGGATTCCAAGCATTATTAGTGAATTTATATGTACCACCACGATATAAGTCAAAACCACCTGTTGTTCCTTCGTTACCACCAAATGATGCTGCCACTGCTTCATCTACTTGATAAGGAGCATATGATGGATCAGAATGATCCCACCAAGTCCAGTACCAAGGTGAGTCTTGTGCGCCTTCAACAGTAGTGGTGTCTGGATCAACAAATGTTAATGTAGTTTGCGTATCTACAGTGATTTCCATATTGTCAGTCGGGCCATAACCATCACCAAGCGCAACAACAGTATGGTCGTTCATAGCACCAGGTAATTCAGATGGTGTATATGGTTGTGGTCCAGAAGGTAACTGAACAACATCGCCAACAGAAAGTCCGTGATTGGTTGATTTTACTGTTCTAGGACGTGACCAATGAATCTCTACGCCTTCAATAAATGGAGAACCAACGTGATTTGTTAAATCTCTTTCTACTTCAAATCTATATGATGCTAAATCCGCAACAACTTCATAAGATTCAACAACATCGAATTGTGTTGGAGTTGTGCCAGGAGCATTTTCAAGCGGATAAATAACAGATTCGGTTAATACAAAGTGATCCCAATCGATAACATAGTCAACAAAGTAGTTAGTATTACCGTGATGAATGCCGTTATAAACATTCTGATAATGAACTTTATCGCCAGCTTTCAAGCCGTGAGCATCACATTCGATACCTTTATCTTTCTTAACATATCCAATAATATCAATAAATGGAAGATTAATAGATGTGGGATTAGTATCATCTCCACCTAACGCAAAATTATACTGACCAAGTGTAAACTGTGAAGAACCAGGGTACCAAACTCTATCGAAATCGTGGATATGCTGGTCAATAGCAATGATTAAGTAAGTATCATTGTCTGGATCCAAACACCCCATCTCAAGAGTATGGAAATGCTGAGGATCAGAAGTACCGTAGTCAGAAGTAAGAATCAGTGTATTGCCTGAAGTAGCACTCCAAGTACCGTCAGTATCCTGTGTTACATTCTGTAGTGGAGCGGCCTTAAGAGTAGCCTCATCATCAAGAGAAATTAGAATCTCGTGATAGTGACCGAAGTTAGTAAGTTCTACCTTAGTGCCGCCAGTAATATCATAATAGTTCTGCATTCCGTGAGTGTGTGAACCTGTCATACCAACAAGGTACATACCACCGTCGCCATTATTTAATGCAGGATCCCAATCGAAAGTTGCAGAGTGTGAGTGAGGAGAATTCTCTCCAGAACCTTCACCATCAGTAGAAGTCATAATAACTGTAGGTGTGCCATTCTTAATCTGTTGATATTCAGCAGGAGTTAATTCAGCAGTATGCAAGTGTCCGATAACATTAACATCATCAAAGAATATATCTACACGAGCATCGCCCTTTTGAACAGCAGTAATAATATATTCTTCCCATTTACGTTCGCCTACTCCAACAGAACCATCACCAGAACCATAACCTGAGCCACCTGATATAAGTGTAATACCAAGAACAGAACCGTTAATTTCTCCACTAACACTACCTGCTACTGTAGGTGTACCACCTACAAGTGTAATAGTTGGAGGAGAATGGTAACCACTACCATTCTCCGTAATGGTAATAGAATCTATTGACCCAGAGGCATTAATTGTTGCTATAGCAGTTGCTGGAGTTGTTGGTATTGTGCCACCAATACCATCAGGAATTGTTGCTACATCTGGAGCAGATATTTGAACAGTAGGAGCAGTTTGGTAACCAGAACCGATATCATCAATACTTATAGATGTTATGTTGCCAGAGAAATTAATTGATGCAGTAGCACCAGCACCGCCTCCACCCACAATATAAACTGTAGGAATTTCAATATATCCAGAACCACCACTTGTTAGTGATATATCAGAAACAACACCGCCAGTGACTTGAACACTCGCAGACGCATTAGCAGTATCTGAACCAGTGCCGCCTTGAAAAACTACATCAACAGGAACACCAGCATCAGGATTCGTTTCAACTTCACCAGACTGGAAGGAAACAATATTACCAATTGATAAATCGTGATATAGAGACTCAACTACATTTTGGTCGCCCGCACCACCAAGTGAAGTACAAGATTGTGGTAATGCTAAGTTAATAGCATAAGAATTTGATAATGATGGTAATGCAACATTCGCACCATAATTAATAGGAATCTTAACTGTATCGCCCGGATTCAAACCGTGGTCGATAGCATAAACGTATCTATGATTAGTTGTGGAAGTTAAACGACCTTCTTCAAGTGGGTGGAATGTACAGTGGAAATACAAGTCGTGATAACCGTCAACTACCCAAGACCAAGATTCTCCTGGATTTAAGTCTGGTGAAATGAATGCAATATTATCATCAGATACAGCATTGTGAACCAGAATAGATGTAGATGGATTAGTGAAAATGATTGTGTCGCCTTCCCGAGCATTAATATGATAAGGAATCAGTATGTGATTTTGTGCTTGTGGATCATTAATAGCGCCTTCATCCCAAACGCCGCCGCCAGATTGACAATCAATAGCCATTTGTTCAATAGAAGTATTCCACTCGATGGCAACGCCATCACAAGTAGGACGAACCAAAGATGCATCTTCAATTACAGAACAAATGAATGTTTGTGGATCAGGGCCGCCGCCAGTCTCCGAGAATACTGCTTTATCAGAAGATGGTATATCAACCATATTGAAGCCACCACTCAGTAAATCCCAATTAACTGGATTTACAGTCAAGTCATAAGAAAACTTGTACTGTGTATTGGGTTTTAATTCAGTCTCGAACCAAGTAAGAGCAGTCTGTTGTCCATCAGTGAATGCTTGAACAATTTGAGTGCCTTCTGTAAATAATGTATCAAACTTATATGCAATACCATTCGCCCAAGGACGTGCAAGGTCAACAGGAACATCAAAACCAGAGTTTTTAATTATTTCAAGTTCAAAAGCATCAGCAGAAAAAGACGAATTGGTGACAAGGTTTGTTGTGTTATATGTTACATCAAAACCACCATTAGGAATCATTTCTGTTGGATTAACAAATGTTGCAGAACGATTAGCAACATTAATCAGAAAGTCTTTATACTCTGGTAAATGCTCAAGATTCTCCATTACTTCCAGAGACTTCAACATCAGAGATAGATCCTTAACTAACAGATCAGGAGCAGATAATTTAATATTCAGAGAGTTGAGAAAATCACTCTTCTGTTGTTCTATTGTATTTAATTCAGTTAAAGTGAATTTGTGACCTGTATAGTGTGCCATTATTATTCTTCCTAAATATTAATCAGTTGTTTCACTTGCGTAATTTAACTGCATTGAAGTAGTAACATATGGATCACTTACTCCCAGCATCTCAAATTCCTGCATTCTAACGAAATTATTTTGTTGCTGAATCATTTGATTTGTACGTTCACGCCAAGTTTTGAAAGTTTCGTCCTTTCTTACGTATGGTATTTCAGTAGTTCCAATCATAGAATTATCCTTGATTTTCAATCAAACCTTTTAGGAGTTGTTTCAGCCCATTAATTTCATTTCTAAGACTATTTATAACTTTTTTAGAATCTTTCTCTACAGCCTTAGTGATTTTCTGTTTCTCAATTACTTTTTTTCTTTGAGCATAAGCATCCACATCATTGAAGATAACAGCACCTGTTTTTCTATCTTTGGTGTAATTTAGTTCTTTCACTTTATTCTCCTATGTTACTGCCATTACACGTAATTCACGTACAGCAGGAAGATAAACTGGATTAGTTGTGTGAAGTTCAATCTTAACTCTAAAGTGATCAAACTCATCAACAATTTTCTTCAATGGAGAGAAAGTATGTTCAACAAACTCCATATCAGTAACAATAGAAGAGTTTGTAATACCTGTACCTGAGTCTTTCATTTCTCTCCAAGTGACTGCATCTTCTTCAATAACAGCAAGATTAATACCAAAATCAGGATGCTCTTCTGGAACCTCAGAATCAATTTCAAGAACAGGAACTTCTTCCTTACTCATAGAACCATCCGCCATCAGAATTTTACGATAGAACTTTCTATCCAAGTCATTATCCCAAATACCGAACCAAATATCTCCAACTTCATAATTAGAGATATCAGTACCAATACCAGCACTTGTAACATCAGCAGTTACAGTATCAAGGTCATATCTTGAAATGAAACAAGACTTAACAATACTCTTCATATTAGATATATCAGCAATATGCATCATAGTTGTATTATCTGGATTATCATCACCATCAACATATGCTGTTGAAACGTGAGTAGAAGCAGGTGTGGATCCAATCACACCAGTCCAAGACGCAATACCTTGGCCATTATTAGTGATTGTATTCTCAGGACTATTAGTTCCAGCAGGATATACATAAGCATATTCTTCCTCAAAATCATTCACATTATAATCACCGTGTGTAATCGTGTTTGTATAGGATTTAGTAGTAATATAACGCGGAATCACTTTACCTGTGTCATAGAACACTTTAATATATGTATTAGGAACTGCTTGAATAGACAGCCACATAACTAAATCCATTGCTGGATTTGAGAGTTTAATATCTTTAGAAAGATAAACACCTTTCTGATTCTTTTCCTCAGTTGCATTATCAAAAACAACATTGTTTTGAATAATAGTGCCCATTCTCTCTGTGTTAATAACGGGAGATATATTTGAGTTTTCAGAAGAAACAGTTGCTATATAAGAAATTGGGGTATATTGATAACCACCTTCAATTGTATGAGATCCATCAATAGTTTCTTGTTGTTCAAGGAACTCGTTCTCGTTATCAAGAATACCGGTAATAGTATTATTCGTATTACCGTTAATAATTCCTTCAAGAGTGAAATCAGTTCCAGTTAGAACCATAGGCTGGAAGTTTGGCGTAAAACTGGTAATCTTTTTAGTTCCATCAAATCCCTTCATATTCAATTGAATGGTTCCTTCGGAACCAGTATCAAAATCACACCTGTTAATCCGGAACTTAACATCTTTATTTTGTTCGGCAGTCCAAGTTGTGTTATTCTGTGAAGTGAACATTGAACCAAGATAAGGTTGTGAAGATATATACTCTCCTGTCGCTAAATCTGTTTCTCCTAATTCTGAAATAAACAAATTGTATTTAAGTGAATCGGAAATAACAACGAAACAATATTCTGTGCCGTTCATTAGATAAATTGGATCAGCAAAGGTGAAACGAGTATTAGCAGTACCATTTGAAGCTGTTACAACATCTTCAGGATATAGCATAGAAGAAGCCAATGGGATTTCAGAAGCCGTAGGATATCCATTCTCCATTGTACGAAGTTCAACACGAACTGGAGTTGATTCGTCATCTTTTGACCAGAAGTAAAGATCAATTGAATCAATAAATACCCCGCCCTCCATATCATTAACAAGGAATGATTCTGCTACTGGATCATACCACAACGAAACATTCATCCTTGATGTAGAGGAATTAATTACTCTACTTCTCGAAACAGTTCTGCGTGGTCCAAGGATTGATCTATCATCTCTAATAGATTCTGTGACTGTATATGATTCGAGAGTCGAAAGAATATCTTTTTGTCTGGTGTGAAGTGTTCCAGCAGAGGTGAATGGTGCAATTGCTTGAGTCGTCATATCAGACTCATATGAATCTTTCATATCAAGTATTTTTGTGCCAGTTCTAAATCTAACGCCATCGGAACCTTCGGAAGGAACAGTGAATATAGTATTTCTTAATCGTCCCATAGAATCCGTAGAAACAGCATCACCCATTGAACCGCCTTCAGGAGTCATATAAGCATCAACATCGACACCGTCAAATTTAAAATGTATTACAGTATTAGGTCGTAATTTATCTGCTTCCACTGTGATAGGTATTGATCTCATCCAAGGAATAGCAGAAGTATCAACTAAACGGTCACCAACTTCTGTTCTGATATCATTGGTTTCCATCCAACTTCTTTCACCTGTACGAACTTGAGAACTTTGCTGTTGCTGAGCCTGTTGCCATCTTTCTCTATTAACAATAGTTCTCCAAACACTAACCTGTCTTGAGATACCGCCTGATTGACGACCAAGTCTTCCTTGGGTTCCATTGAAAACTCTTCTTGCTGTACCAGCACCACCCCAACCGCCGAATGTTTGTTCTGCACCACTGGTTACTCCAAATCTTCCGCCAGTATCTCTCCAACCACTCCAAGTTGTCTGCCAATTACCCCAGCGAGTTTGAGTGCCATAAGTCTCTACTTGTTGTAGAACTGCATTATTATTTTCATTTTGAATAATAACATCAGGCATATATTCTTCTTCAAACCAAGTATCAGTTGAAGGAGTAAGTGTTACGAATCCAACCCAAGATTTTCTTGCGTAAGGATTTAGATTGATAACTTGTGAACCATATGGTTGAGAAATCCAACTCTCGATAATATCAAAATCAAGTGTATATGTAATGTTATTCTTTCTCATTCCAGAGACAACACCACCCTCAAAATCAAGACCACTCATTTCAAATGGAGTTGTGCAAATACCTGCTTCTGGATAAATCGAAACATAGTATTCTTCATCATTGATATCACCAATGCCGTGGTCTACGAATGGATCCACTAGCATACCATTCTTATAACGCATTAAACCACTCTCATCAATAACCTGCATCGCCGCAGTTTCTTGTTCTAGTAGATTTAGTGCGGTGTAATATTCTAATTTATCAAGTCTATTCTCAATGCCTCGAATATCCTGCATTGTGTATCGTTTGTTTTTAACGTGAGTGACATTAACATTTTTATGTTCAAATGTATAAGCAGGAACAAACATTGTATATAGTGTCATTTCATTTGGTTCTTCTGTAGGAAGAATCGGATCATCAGAAGGGAATCCCTCTTTGATTGAAATAATACCATCATCATCAATTACAAGTCTATCCTTTCTAGGAAGATAGTAGTCATATGAAACAGAAATATTAGATGAAGGAAGTGGTAAATATGTACCCACAGCATAATCATCCTCCGATGTTCTGAAATCAAGTGTATCTGCTAGTGAAAAAATTTCCTGATTAACATTTCCTCTATATGCAGGAATAATCTCATATGATAAACCAGCATCAGTATATGAGTTTACAGCGAAATAGTTTGCTGTTGTGATGTTGCCGAAGTTATATACTTCATATGTAACTGTATATGTGCCCGGTTGAGAGGCGTTTACTGTATCTGTCCAAGTGAGTGTGGCATTGCCATATGTGGTGTCAGTCTCACCATAAAGGAAAGTGAAAGAGTTAGTAACATTTGTTGTATCAGGAGCAATTACAGAAACAATTTTAGTTACACCGTGTGGAAGAGTCAACACTTCATCGGAAAGAATGAAGTCACCAGATGCGGCAGCATCTTGACCAATTGACCTCCACTGGGCATTACTCATATACATATCAGCCATAATGCTAATATGGTGTCCACTTAAATTAGTGCTAACATTACCATCCTGGTCAACTATATTAATAATAGCGTTTGTGTTTCCTGATAAGTCAGCAGTCCACATATCACCAGAAGCGACCGTGCCAGATTTAGGAATAATACTTCCTGTAGTATCATCGAAAATGTATAAAACACGTTCCCAATGCATATCATTAAATACAGCAGGAACAGAAGCAGTATCAGAGGTTAATGTTGCACTGAAATTCTTTTGTGTTGAGAATGTTACCTGTCCAAGAGTAACAGACGAAACAATATCCGTCATTTTATATATCCAAGGATAATTAACCCCATTGCGGGTTGCTACTCCCGTTGGACGATATAGTTTAGCATATACATCAGGATCACTTTCTGAAACAATATAACGTGCTGGTGAAATAGCATCTAAACCATCATCATTTTCAACATAGATTCTAAAAGAGGTATCCTCTTTAGTAACGTGGGTAATTCTTTGTTTCTGACCTACAGTTGTTGGATTCGCAATAGCAGAAGTATAATTTTCATCAGTTACAAAATTAACATATTCCTTATTAACTACATTAAATACACCGTGTAAATCATTAACACTTTCAATCTCAAAATATGGACCAAATTCAGGAGTGATGTGGTCATTTGCCACGTGCCTTGATGTTCTTGCTCTATTAGATTCAAGTTCAGTAGGAACTAATAATTCGTGAGAATGGCCATTAATATATGCTTTTGATGGTTCTACTTTAATTATAAATTTACTAGAATCAGCACTCTCTTTCATCTCTAATGGGAATGGATTTAGTGTATAGTTACCACTCTCATCATATGTACGCTGTGCCAATTCATTTGCTAGAAGGGAATATGTAGTTGATTCAAATGTAGTTGTGATTTTACCTTCAGAAATGTCCATCAACCAAATCCATTTATTAGATTCAGCAGAATCCTCTTCTTTTACTAAGGTTAAAGCAATTTGATATCTGTCTGCACCAGGAGCATTCTGATTATAGAATCCTGAAGCAGGATCAAGAAGTCTCGGATCAGTTGTAGATTCAATGATATTCTCTCCAATATCAAAACCAACTTTTGTTGTTGGTGTTGGAGAGGTTGGAGAAAGAAAAATTGTTTGTTCTAATACTGGAGTGAAAAATCCATCCAACCAGTATATTCCATTCCCAACTTTAGCTTCAAGACCTTGACCCTTTGCTGTAATAACACCCGCTTTGTATGCTTGAGTAGCATCATACCAAGAGTTGTCCGCGCAATTACCAGATTCATCGAAACCACCATCACAAACCGTATCATATGTATGTAGATTTTCAGTATCAGCAAAATTTCCTGAAAGAACTCTATAATAATAAATTGGCTGAGTTTCATCATCGTGTAGTTGCTCAATTATCGCAACCGCGTTTGATGTTTCTCCATAAACAACACGATTCAACCAGGTCGAATCAACATCAGCTAATTGTAACCATTCTCTTGTATTAATTGATACTTCACCACCAATTACTGGAGTACCGTTCTTCCAAATATGGTTGGCGCCTGACTGCAATTGATTCTGTAGAATGGATTGAATTTGCGTTAATTCTCTTGCCTGGACAGCACGACCTGGATTGAATAGAATCCTTAGAAATCTATCATCTGCATTAAAATCGTCATAGTATGGTGAAGTGTTAAAATTATACGCCATTATCTTATCCTACAGTTTGTTCTTATGAAATATCCCTATTCGTATATTTATCTTATATACAGAATAGGGATATTCAGTATAGCTTTTACAGATTTAGAATTCAACTACAAGTTTCAAATCTTCAATCTGATCAGAAGCACGAGTAATCGCACGGCGATTCTCAAGATAAATTAACTGTCCTGAATCTTGTTCAAGTGATGTAACAGCATCAGCATATACCGCAGATTGTGCCTTTGTTCCACCGCCCGCCAATTCAGGATTACGTAACAGACCAATTTGACGGAAGTCATCATTTTCTGGGAATCCATCAGAAGTTTCTAGTCGAACGTGAATCAAACCGTGATGACATTTTGCCGTAAAGATAGCATCAACATCACCAAAGTTTGATTGCTCAGAACCAGAAAGAACACCAGTACCAGAAATAACAGGCATCCAGTCATTTGTAGTTGAGTTAATAATATCATTCAATTCTAGCTTATAAAGGAAAGTCCACACATAACCATCAGCAGTAGTAATTGCTTGTGAAGTTAGTCCTGCCGCATCACCTGTAAATCCAGTTGGTTCCTCAGAAGCACCAGTAGGTAGCCATAATCCACCAGTAGTGTTCTCACAAGTTGTACGTGAAGTAGCAGTACCACCATCAAATACACCACCAATATAACACTTACCACCAGTAGGTTCACCAGTACACATATAAACACGATACTCTGAATTCATTATAACTGAATGATATCCAGTCTTTGAAACGAAAGAACGACCGGGCTCAGCGATACCTACAATACCATTAGTAGTATCACCATCGAATGCTAAAGTATCACCGCCTTCCCAGTCAACACGTGGAAGTACAGGTGATATATCATCATTCTGAATACGCTTTGCGCCAACAATGTCAGCCCAATATTGTCCTTCATCTTCATCAAGTGGATCAGGTAATGTGAAGTTACCTGAAGATTCGTCATTTCCTTGAGCATCATCAGCCCACGCTTGTGAACGTCCGAAGCCTAGATACAGGAAGTTATCATCAACAGAACCAGTAGTTTTGAACTGGTCAATAAATACCATCAAGTTCTGTGTTCTAAATTTACTGGTTACAATTGCACCCATTTTGAATACTCCTTAAAGTTTTTTAATATATTTGATTAAATAATCAGAACTATTTATACATCTAAAAATAATTATCGTTACATTATACTGGGACAGGCCACACATTTGAATCATCAATGATTGTAGTATGTATATGATCGCCTGCACCGCCGCCTTCAAAGTTTTGTGTCCATTCTCCACCTAATGCAACACTACCTAAATATGTCAACAAATTGTGATTGTCATAGTCGCTAGTTTGTGATACAATGTTATATTGTCCAGTCGTATGTGAAACTGTCAATTCGTGTGTATATTGAGTTGCGTGAATCATATCTCTCTGAGGAGTTATAACGAGATTTCCAGAAAGAAGAGAAGTGTATTCAGAAACGCTCATCCAATAATCGTGATCGTGATAACCACCAGACAACTTGAATTTATGTACAGTCTCACCAGTACCAGGAATTCTATCAAACTGAGTGATTCCTGTTACAACAAACTCACCATCTGGCCCAATATTAGGATTAAACTTAATTGTATATCCGTGATAATGAGCGTCAGCCCCATTAGGCGAATCGAAGAAAATGAATCCGTAATTAATATCCTGAGCATTGATTAATTCATTTGCTTGTGAAAGTGTAATTGGTTCACAGATTCTGCCTGCATATTGACCTTCTGAGTCAAGTGTACAGCCATCATATAATAAGTGGTCGTGTGAACCTTCTCCATCAATAAATGATGGCTGAATCCAAATAACAGGCGGGTTATTCGCCTGAAGAATTCCATTAACGAATGTCTTTCTTTCTGTCAAATCTTCTACTGTTTCTGTTGTTGTAGTAGGCGTAGAAACATTTGAAATTACTGGTTCACCAACTACAACTTGATTTGCTCCATCAGAATAATATGTTGTAGTGGTTGTAGTGGTAGTGATTGTTACTGTTTCTGTTGTTGTAGTAGTTATCAAATCAGAATAAGTCGTGATAACAGTCGTATCACCAGCTTCTGGAGTGTCATTGTATGTTGTAGTTTCAGGACTTAATTCTGTTGATGATGATTGTACTGTAATCTGTGGATCAGAAGTTAATACTTCATCAACGCTTGTTGTTCTTGTTACAAAGATTGAACCACCAGTCTGTTGAGGAACTGGAGCGGTATTAGGATTCCAGTCAACAGTCAAGTTATGCCAATGAAGTCCTTCGGACTCATTCATTACAACAGATGTATAATATTTCGAAGTGTCTTGTGTATTATCTTCAATACCACCACGAATCCAAGTAGTGGATTCTGAACAATAGAATTTATTTGTCACATCGTTCCATTTGATTGTATAATCGTGGAAGTGGGCACCCTCAATTGAATCATACACTAATACTGATTCTTCAATACCATCAATCAGATTCATTGCTTCTGTGGTTGATAAACCATCAGCGTGTTCAATCTCATTATTCCAAGCAAATGGTCCAACAACTGTATTATTGAAGAAGTGTGGATGCGAACCACCAGGATACGGATAACCAGGCGCACCGAACGTTGGAAGAATTGATAATGATTCATTGAATCCAGGTCGTGAAATAACATTAGAAACACTTGTTGCGTGAGCGTGTGACCTTGGCGTAGTGTTGAAGAACTGAGCACCATCTGTAGATTCCCATTTCTCCACATCCTGGGCAATGAATGACAATGAATCACTATCATAGGTTACACGAATGCCGTGATAATGGTCGCCGTTTGCGATAGAAGAATATATCATAATTTCTGCTGAATCGCCATTAATCAAGTCAGTTGCTTGTTCATCTGTTATAGGAAGAGATTGTCTTCCTGCATTAACACCAATTGTATCAAGTGTTGTATTATTAAATGAATGAAGATGATCAATTTCAGACCCTTCAAGATTGTCCCAATCGTGGGCATTTGCAAGAGTTACATCAGGAGCAGAATGAAGTGGAGTACCATTCCATCCTAAGTGAGTAGTTAATCCATCTACTGTCAATGTATGCTCGTGAGTTCTTGTGTCCTCTGTTACCATAGTGTATTCACCAGTGTTATATTCATCCCAGAATTCACCGATTTCATTTGCAATGAATTGTTGAGTGGATAAATTCCAAAGAATCTTATACTTATGATAATGTAATCTATTGCCAGAGTTAATGATAGATGAGTAAATAATTACTTCATTCACAACACCATTTGCTAATTCTTGTGCTTGGATACGTGTGAGTGGTGTAGCGAGTCTATCTGAATTTGCACCAAGTGTGTCAAGTTGTGAACTATCAAAATAGTGGATGTGAGTGTTTTCTCCATACTCATTTGCACCAAGAATGTTTACAATAGGAGCATTTTCAATATAGAATGTAGTTGGTCCATCATCAGTCTCAGGTGTCCAAGGTGTATCTGCACCAGTGTCATATGGTTCCCAAATATCATTCTCTTCGTTATAATACCATCCAGCAGAGGAACCAATAATGGTATCTTTATCAGTAACACCAGTCCAAGATGTGATAACAGGATGAATATGGGAAGCTGGATCATTTAATGACCAGATAGGCCAGAATTCATCCCAATCTTGCATTTCGATATCTGAAATCTCTTCGACTTGGAACATATTCTCATTATCATACGTCACTTTGTATCCGTGAACGTGAGCCACTTCCGTAGCTGGTATCTGAGCTGGTGCATTAGGAATATCAACAGAACTGTAAGTTTCTGTTAACTTATAAATGTTTGTATTATTTGGGCCAGTTCCTTGAGCAGTGTCAATACCACCACGGGTGGAGAAGTATAATTCTCCATCTGTATCTTCGCCGATAGTTAATAATGATTCGTCATATGTGGTAAGGGTGACAACTTCGGTCACAGGATCCCAAAATGAAAGAGGTTTTCTTATATATGCAAAATCATCTGACCACTTATCAAACTCTAATATGTCGTGTCCTTCAGGATTTGTCTGACCAACAAGATGGAATTGATTATCTGCTGTACTCCATATCATTGTAAATGTATGAACATAGAATTCAGAATGAACAGAATCCGTCTGAGTCACCACAACAGGTGATCCTGGATTTGCTTGTAAGAATTGAACGTGTGCCGCAGTTAATGTTAGTGTATGACTATGGGTAGAGCCATTTGTTGGATTCGGCAGAACAATAAAATGAGCAGATAGTCCCTCATTATTCTCTTCTAATGTATATAAATGACCAGATGTACCTTCCCACGTAGTAGACCAATCACCAAAGATATACTTACCTACCAGTTCAGGCATAGCAGTACCACGATACACAAAACCACCACACACTGAAATACCAGTGCCGTGAGAATATTCGTGAATAGGTTGCTTTAAGTCATTCAAGTATTCGTTTGTAGTAGTATATCCTAAATCAATAGCAATTTGGTCAATAATTGGTTGTTGTTCTTCATAGTAATGATATGCTTCCATTACTCTCCAACCGTAGTTGCCGCCCGATTCTACAATATTAATCTCTTCAAATTTATCTTGACCAACATCAGCACACCAAAGTCTTCCAGTGTTATCAAAAGAGAATCTCCAAGGATTTCTGAATCCGAATGCGAAGATTTCAGGCCTATATGCTACTGAATCTGGGCCGTAAATTGAAGCAGTAAATGGATTATCCACAGGAATAGTATACGGTAGATTGTTTACTGTATCCTCTGTAGGATCGATTCTAAGAATACATCCAAGTAGATTAGTAGGATTTTGAGCATTACCATAGTTGCCGTGTCCACCGTGGCCTGTAAGCGGAGAAGTGTCACCAGCAGAACCACCATCACCAAGACCAATATACAGCATATCATCTGGTCCGAATGCTAGTTCACCACCATTGTGATTGAAATCAGGCTGTGGAATAGTCATTAGGACTCTTTCTGTTGAAATGTCTACAGAATGAGTAGCAGGATCAGCAGAAGTGAATTCTGATATAACAGTAGATGAAAGAGGATACCCCCAAGCACCAGTTGTGCCGCCCTGTTCTGTCATATAGTAAACATATAACTTACCATTATTAACATAGTCAGGATGAAACGCTATACCAAGCAATCCTCGTTCATCATAGTTTGCGAACGGGCCGAGACCAATAGTTAGATTCAATGAAGTCAAGTCCATAAAACCATCAGTTGCGCCAGTTATGGTGTCTAATAGATAAATCAATCCAGCTTGGTCACAAATAACAACTTTATTACTATCCATTGGATATGCTTCAATAGTGGCGATATCAGTTACTTGATCTGTCAACATAGTAGCACTTACTAGGTCTCCAGTATCACCAGTGCCGGCAATTTGAGCAATATGATTAGATGAGTAAATTTCTACCCAATCAACATTTGGATTTAGCTGTTCACTCCATACTTGATTGTGTTGTAGTGTAACATCAGGATTGTTTAAGAAACCAGCAACATATTCGTCCGAAACTTCCATAAAGACGTTCTGAGGCCATTGATTGCCCATAAAGTCCATTCCACCCATAGAATCAGGATCAACAATCTTGTCTGGCTGATAGTTGAAACATAGCCAAGTAGTTACAGGAGTGTATATAAATCCGTGAGTTAATGGATTATTCTGCCAGTCAGTTTTGTTTTCCCAATCAGCATCATATGTCACTTCATATTCGTGATAATGGGCAGAAGTAATTTCTCCGTGGATATTCGTGATTGTGCCACCTTGAGTCACATCGTATTCATCAACAATAGGATGACCATTATCAAGTTTACCGATATTGTCATATAGTGTAACAGAAGTGATATCACCATCAATTAATTGTCGTGCTTGTATTCTTGAAAGAGGATCAGCAGTACGCCCTCTTTGTCTATCAACAACTTCACCAGGTTCAAAATATGAGGCGTGTCCTTTCAGTGGAGATAATGATTCAAGTGTGAAATAGCCCCAAGATTGTGAATTAGTATGACAAGTCGCTTCGTCTGGAGATGTTTGATCGGAACACATTGGATTCATCCAGAACATTGGGTCACCAAAGAACGCCACACAATCAGCTTCGTTTGTGTATTGTGAATTGAAACATTCTCCGATACCATTATAACGTGGATCAGTTTCAGAAGCAACCCAATCACCCCAAAGAGGAGGTGTCATAATTCCACCACAAACGAGATTAGCACCATAGAATGTTGGAATCTCGAATGCGTTTCTATTAATCAAATCTCTTGCTTCTTGGTGTGATAATCCTCTTGCAGTTGCTTCTTTGCCGTGTACAATAAGATTCTTGATTTGCTCACCATTAAAATCGTGAACGTGGAATGCCGAAGCCCCAACATTCATTTCAGGCAATTCAAGTCCTTTTGTGATAACAGTCTCCACAAGAGGAGCAAATCCATTCTTTTCTCCGTGAGAATGGATTTCGTGTTCACTTTCAAATGCCTGAATCTCAACAGTATCAATTACATCATTGGTTACGCCATAAATATTGTGAATTCTATTTGATTCTCTATTAGCCTCAAAATACTTGTATGATTTCTCAGGCGCATAGTCTGCCTCTGGCATAAATGAATCAACCCATTCAACAAGTTTTTGAAGTGCTTTATATACAGACATTTCCCAAATTTCAGCAGAAATCATTCTACCATCTGTGGAACTATACAAATCATCAACAATTTCCAATTCTTGTGTTGCAGACGGGAATTCATCAATAGGTAGAACCTTCAATTGTTTTGTGAATTCAAGAGCAGTTGTTTCTGGCCAAGCAAGAATTGAGTTTCTTACATCTTCATTCATCCAAGAAATTGTATATAGTTTCTCTTTAACTATAGTGCCAATTCTACCAGCATCAATCTCAAAGTTTACAGATAGATGGTCTGTTGGATTATCCCAAGATTCAGCAGAAATTAATGCGGATCTATTGTCCATCATATTCATAATTTCTACAACATATTCATCAAATCCATCTTCAAGATAAACACCAAATCCAGTATGCGCTCTTCCAACTGTACCGTGTTGTTCTGACTCTTGGTCCCAAATATCAATAGCAACATCAAGATATGAGAAGATGTATGTAATCAATTTAACATAATTCGATGGCATTTCAACCTTAAGGTCTACGGTAGACTGGAATGAGAATTCAGCAAATAGTTTTAGACCAACTGGATGAACCAGCTTCTTTAATACTTCACGGTATGTCTGTACAGGAACATCAGATTTAATTACATAAGAGAAGTCCTGATAATAACTATTATCTTGGAGTTTTCTATCAGATGATAAGAATCCGCCAGAATCTAACCAATAACCATTTGTCTTCCAAACAGCAGTTTTAACTTTTGAATGAGAACCATCAAGAAGATTATTACACTGTTCACGAGTAACTGGCCGTGCTGTGCCTTCTGTGAGAATGTTATTTTCTACGCTTTGTATAGTTGAAGTAACTTCGGCTAATGGGAACCAGTGTAGAAATGCTGGTTCACCGAAGAAAGGTGATTCATTAATATGTCCTTCTGGATGCAGTGCATTTACACAATCAATTTCATTATCAAATGTGAATAGCGGATAATCATTACTTGAGGAACAGAACGAAGATGTTGGATTTTCCCAATATATTGAACCAGCAGTATTGAAAATATTCTCACCAACAACAAACTCACCATCAATATTTTTTAGGTCAAATCGTGTCCAGTCTGTATTAAATCCTTCAATAATCGCTGTTGCATTTGATGTAGTACCTTTAATCGCGCCAGCGCCTTCTGATATGATATACTTAACTTCATTCGGATGGGTTGTGATATGCATCCAACGATCTGCCCAAGAGTTACCGTTGATTATACATTCACCTTCAGTTTCGATGCCTTCCGAGATAATAACAGCAACGTATGGTATCTGACCAGATGTACCAACATCTTCCCAGATTGGCTCGCCCTTGATGAACTCTCCTGAAACTTCTGTTAAAAGTAACTTCTCATAATCAGAAGTTGCTGAACTTTCATCCATATCAATGAAAGCAGTAGCCCCAGATATTTGACCAATAACTTTCTTATTATATACTGTCCTTACAGTTTCAGCAGTATGAACATTTTCAATCTCATTATAGTATTCAGATTCAGGATTAGTGGTCTCTTTATCTGTTAGAACTGTAATCCATTTTGGCTCATACCAAATTGAACCAGACGATTTCATCAACCACTGTTTCGGATAAATAACATTTACATCGGTATTAAAATCTCTTCTGAATAGAAAATTAAGTGCAGATGTTGTACCTTTTTGTCGATAAACATCTTGAATATTTTTAGCAAGGAATGCCTTATCTGTAGTAGGTACAGTGGGATCGATTGCAGTGTGTGGAGTTGTTGTTAGATATTGTTTCTCGAACTCTGGTATAAATTGATCCAAAGCGTGGTCAATATCAACATTCTGAATTAAATCTGTAATCTGAGAATATTCACCAAGTTCACCATTGACGTCCGTTTCCCTTTCCAGATATTCAAAATACTTCCGTAAGAAAGTAATGAACATAGGATGATCTTCCCGAACATAATCAGGAACCATTCTCTCTACAAAGATTGAAAGAAACTTTGCTGGAGTTTTGGAAAAATTATCGTTGGCCATTTGTACCTACACTTATCAAATTATTCTGCGATTGATTGCATTGTAACACTACTATTATTTAGTACAAGCAAGTTACTTCTTATTGCAGAAATATCATTTGATTGTGGTGTAGCATATAAACTAATAACTGAATTTGTGTCAAGTACAGGTCTAAATCCGATTAGCTCAATAACTCCAGTATCATAGTCTACTGTTCCCTGTTCTGTATTCACGAATACCTCAGAAACAATATCATAAAGAAGTATATTTCCTTGACCATCATCTAGTAATGCATATTGAGTAGATGCCTCAGTATTACCAAATACAGAAGAAACAGCAGTACCTGGTTTAATTGCATTATCATATTTGAATATATAGTTACCAGTTGTATTGGATGCTTGAATATAGAATTTCTTATAAATCTTAATATCAGTCAAGTTATTACTAATTGATGAATCCGTATTATCAATCGTATTGGTTAATTTAGAATATCGTAAGGTGACTTTGAATTGACTGATTTCGTCTTTGAAGAATCGTTCAATACTATTAATAATATTACTCTGAATTTCACCAGCAGATAATGATGTCTCTAATGGATTATATTTCACTGTGGTATCAACATCAATATATGTGTATTCAGGAGCAGTAATTATTGGATTAATTGCCAACATATTATACTTTGAAAGAATATCTTTCGTCAATTTTTGTTTAGTTAATGGTGATAATTCGAGTCCGTGTTTAGGTTTAATACAGATGAATACCGCACCATATTGCGGAGGATCATTATCTTCGCCACCCCATACAGAAATAGAATCGATGTTTGGATATTTCTCAATCAGAATAGTTTTATAATCTTCTGCTGTTACAGCACGATTTTGACGTTCATACGCCCTCGGCGCAGTCATTTTGATATTTTCTGTTGATTCGATATTTGAACCCAGAGAAGAAATATCAACAGTTTCCACACTAACTTTACTTGAATCATATACACCATCAATGGTTGTTTCAAGTGCAAACACTTGTTCATTAATTGTTGATGAATAGTTGCCGGCTTCACCAGTTGTTGAAAGATATGTAACACTGATTACAGAATTATGATATGGCACTTTTCCGAATATATCATTACCGAAATAAATCTCAGTTACTCCATCCAGACCTTCTTGAAGAAAGTAAATATTTGAGGAGGGATTCGTTTCAGAAAGAAATTGATCATTGGACCAAGGAATATCATTAACAGTTAATTTAATTGTACTTCTATCGCAAGTAGGATCCTTAATGATAAAGTTTTGTATTTCAGAAAGTCCTTCATCATATGTCCATTCAAGACCTTTTAGAGAGCCTTGATGAAGTTTGATTTCACCTGAGAATTCATTTCCTTCATCCTCAAAAATATTCACGGTATCAACATTTGTGAATGGCATAGAAACACCATTAATACTAGAAACAAATTGTGTTCCTCTTTCAACTATGATATAATTTGGATCATATCCATCAGTATTGAATGAAAGTTTAACAATAGCCTCGGCAGCAGTAGCGGATTTAGGAGTATATCCAATAGTCTTTGCGTGAGATACTACAGAATTTCGTAGTGTTGCAGTATCAAGAAAGGATTCATTGATTGCCATATTAGTATGGAAACCCATATAATGAGTTGTGTATGCCATTACATCAAGCATAACGCTCATACCAGAACCTTCAAAATCATAGTCCACGAATTCATCTTGATTAATCAAGAATTCTTTGATATTCTTCTTAATTCCATCAAATTCAAGATTTGAAATATTTAATTGTCTTTGTTCTGCCATAATACTACCTTAATCTTTTTAAGAAGAAATCCAAATTAATCAAACCAGAATCATTATTTGGTGTATAAAAAATGGAAACTGTATAGCCATTTTTATCTGGATCAGCATTTACAATAATTCTTTGTAATGATATTCTCGGTTCGTGAAGTCTTATAGCGGCTTCAATTTGTGCTTCTAGTGTAACTCTTGTTTCAATACTCATCGGTTCAAATAATGAACTATATATTGTACTACCAAAATCTGGTTGAAAAACACGCTCCCCCTTTTGTGTTTTAATTATATTAATAATCGAACCATTAATAGCCTCAACATCATTTCTTCCAACAATATCATTTGTTAGAGGATGTACAATCATATCTAGGTCAATATCCCTATATCGTCTTGTAATTTCAGTTTTAATCGGCTGTGGCATCAGAATAAATCCTTATATTATCTTCTATATTTATACTATCCATTTGCAATCACATCTTGAGAACCTGTTTGATTTGAACTACCACAGTCAACTGAATCTCCAATTCTAGCTAGAGGCTTCCCATTCACAAACACATTAGGACTACCATTTGCTTGTGAAGCACCGTGGGGAGGACAAACAGCGCATCCGTGACTATCCCAAGCATCTCCCACTCTATGTGCGCCTCTACTATTAATGAAAACATTTGCAGAAGCGGACACATTTGTTCTCGATGGATAACAACCGTGACCTGTACAAGCATCAGCTAATCTTACAGCACCTGGCATATTACTTCTCCTTTAAGTTTTTAAAATTCCATCAATACTGGGAAGTTTCTTCGTATCAAACGCTGGGGTAGAAGGCAGTCTGGATTTAGGACTAACATTTTTTCTATTAGTAAACAAGCCAAAGGATTCAACTGATTTCATTGGATTTCCTGATTGTTTTGTTCCTTTCTTACATACCCACTGACCATTAACATTTTCACACACTGTTTTTGATCGGGCATTTGTAATATCATATGTAGAACTTCCACCAGATGTACCAGATGTATCACTTGAGCCTATCCAAGTGCCGCCCCACTTCTCACAGGTAGCACTCCCCTTGTCATAATTTTTGATATATAGTGTTCCATATTTACGGAGTACTGTTTCCGATACATCTTGATATAACTCATCATTGACTACAAAATATTCTTTAGGGTATCGTTTTTCTTTCTCCTTCATCTGTTCCAGTTGTGATACTGACATTTTATGAAGATTAATCCATTTTCTTTCATCACTATTGGTATAATCACAATCACCAGTTCCCTTTTCTGCTTTCTTACCTGGTTTAGGTTTACAAGAACAAGTTTCAACATTAGACCAATCGCCCGTTTCCATTGCAGTATCTACAGCTTCCATTGATTGATGATATTCAGAAATATCTCCACCAATGTTAGATTTCATCATTTGAACACTATCTTGAAAACTTGCACCGGTTGTTTCTTGTTGATAACCAGGTTTATCAAATTCACCAGAAAAAATATTATCAACTGTGAATGGTGGTGGATCTTTTTGTTCTGGATCAGCACTTTCTTTTTGAGGTGATGCCTGAGAAGGCGATACAACAGCCACAGGTTTCATACCAGTTAATGCTTCTAATCCAGGTAATTCTGTTCTTGATTTGGTCACAACTGTCGGAGGTCTTTTGGTAGGCTCTGAGGCAACTGACGGTTGCGTTGGTGCTGATTCTGCAATCTTTTTGAATGTATCTACTAAAGATGGTGAGAATGCTCCCATTAATGAAGATGTCAATGCACCTTGTTGCTTGACCTCAGCATCAGTCATTTCTCTTTCGTGCCAAGTCGCTTTTGGATCTGCCGCGCATTCTTCCTCTGTCCTATTAGTCATTGGATCAAAATTCCCGCCCGAACACCAACCAACCTTATGGACTTTTGCTACTGCTGTTTTATCTTCTGTGGCCGCGATATGTTCCACTTCTTTCGCATTTTCTGTAAACATCTCTTTTGAGTTATTAAACGGAGTAGAACCACTCAAAATATTTTGTGTTAGTGGAGATTTCTGTTTTACTACATCAGGTATAATATCCCAAGTATTTGTATCAGGATTATATTCAGTTGGTTTAATAACTTCTGTTACTGAAATTGTAGTTCCTGTTTCTCCTACTACAGAACATCGCCATTCTCCTCCGTGCGCTACACAATCTGCTTCATTTCCATCAAATGCATCACCGCCGTGACATACACAACTTTTTCCACCCGACGGCAGATTTGAAGAGAAAGCATCAAAACTCAATAATCCACCACCGGCACCTTGAGTTAGTTTAGGTATTTGTGGTTTTTTGTTGGAGTCGTCTATACCTAATATATCACCTAAATCTATGATTGGATCATCTGCACTGGCGTTTGAATTTGTTGCCTTATTATATAATGTTACGATATCATCCATCACTGGTTCAGTGATATGAGAAAGCATCTTATTATTGTTTACTAGGGCACAGGGATCACTTGTTGCAATTTTAGCAAATGCTGCCCATTGAGCGAGTTTGTTAATGGCCGCGTTCATTGCCGCGATATCTTTTTCTGCCAAGTCTTTTAGAGACTTGGTCATAGCATCACACATTCCCTGGAAATCACCAAGTAAACCTTGAACTGCTTGAGTGTTTATCAGCATATTAGATAATTTTGATGGATCAGTAGCATCACGAATGATTGATTGGACACGAGATTGGATTTGTGGTAAATCTCCCAGCCCCATAGCATCATCCATAACACCAGCAGAATCAAATAATGTAGCAAAACCTGCCACACAATCAATCATATCGTCAGCTTTACCTAAAGATTTAGATAACTCACGACCCGCTTGCTGAATACCAGTATTTTTGATATAATCTTTGGTCGCTCCTTCAAGAGCATCCTGAGCGAGTTGACCACAAGAATTTAACGAGTCCGAAAAGTCTTGAACCTCCTGCATTGTCTCCCACATTGCAGTACCATCCGCGCCAAAACCTTGTTCAAGAGTATATTGATCAAGATTGTCTGTAACATTTAATGATTCACCAGCGGCCTTCATTGAATCAACTTTTGAGAATGCAGGAGATTTTAATTCTTTACCTAGATTGTTGAGTGCATCATCTACCCCATTAAAATATGATGTCCCAGAGGCCGATTGAACAAGTTCGCCTGGTGTGGCACTACTGTTAGTGGATGTAGCATCCACTGTATCACCTATTGCATTTGTGACTGTATCAATCGTTGAATCGAGAATACCCATTATTTGCTCCTATGGATTTAAGTGTATAACAGCACCCTTAATAGTATGAATACCAGCAGACTCATCATCCTTTGTGCCTACTGTAGATATATTTGTATTTCCTAATATATCAACATTCCAATTACCCATCACTTCAATATTATAATTACCTCCCACCTGAACATTATAATTTCCGTCAATCTTTAAATGTGCATTCCCATCAACAGTTACATAACAATTACCACCATTCCCCTCGGCATCTGGTGTAATATGAATATAATCATCACCCATCGTAATATGATAGTTGTCTTTGACAACCTTTGTCACTTTTGTTCCATCAGCACGAATTTCCTCAAATGTTCCTGCTTTATGCCAACGCATTAATCTTTCATTATCAAGTGTATCGTCCCACTCTTCTACGTGACCAGATTCACTAGCTCGAACGTGATTGAATGGATATACTGCCGCAAATGGATTAGGAGGCTCTGACCAAGTGGAGGCACTCAATGCCACTGTTACATCTTCATCTTCTATTCTCCCACCCTTCGTATCGAGGTCGGTCGGTTTAGAGTCTATAGGAGCATTTTCAATTGGTTCTTCAAACTCAATTACAGCACGTCTATGTGTATCTGGTTCTATTAAATGGGTTGCTTTCGGATACACCATATTAGGATCATTGAAACCAGAAACCCCAGGAGTCTCCATAGGGAATCCACCTAATGTTCCCATCACGATAGGTTCTTGACAATTCTTTCCATCTCTGAAAAATCCAACTACCCAAGTTCCTTCAACAACACCGATAGGACTTTCGCCGATCCCATTCATTGCCGCAGAAGTGATTGGTTGCATTGGATAGGCCCACGGTAAATCAGCAGTTGGTATACCCTTATCGATGCCTTGTGTTTTATTTTCTGTGTGGAGTCCAGCAATACGAACCTTTACGCGGCCGAGTTTCATCGGATCGTTTCTTTCTTCAACAACACCAGTAAACCAAATAAATCCATCAAATCCCATAAACTGCATATTATTAACCTCTCGCTGATATTGTCACTTTTGGATCAGAATAGAAACCATCTTTCATACATTCAAGTGTCATAATATATTCCGTATTATTAATTTTATGATGGATTGCTGATACGAACCATTCTCCAGTCATATATTGATCCTCTGCTTCCTCTCCTTGATGAATATTAGTAGGAATGTGAAGAGTCAGAACATCACCCGCATAAATGTTTGAATCGCCTGCTATATCAAACGAAATAATATTATTTCGTAATTCCGCTTTTTTCATATCATATACACCATAATGATTTTTATCTCCCTTATCGTGAATATCATATAGATAGTTACTACTCATAAATCCAGAATGTGCCTCTGAATTTGATGTAAATAAATTACCAGCATTTAATCCAACTTCACCGAGAGTTGTGTCCATCATACCATCGTAAATAACTTCGTATTTGTCAAGTTTCTTCGTAATTAAATTATGAGTCAATAATGAATTACTATATAATCCATTCATTGTTCCCTCGGATAAATCAAATCTCTGTATTTCATTATAATCCTTCATAGTAGATCCATCAATGACACCTCGTCCAGATGTAGTAGTATGAAAGTCTGTAATGTGATTATTTTTCAAAAACAATTCTCTCATTGGCTCTTTATTTTTTAGGGTGTCAATTGTTACAAACTGAAACCCCTCATTATTTTCAAAAAACATATAATTAGAATAATTGTCCAGAGATACACTATTTTTAGCAAGAAAATTCATCAATTGGAATGGATTCCAATTAGGAACAACAATATTTTTAGTGTGTTTTGTTGCCTCAATCTCCTTCATCTGTTCCCATTCATAATCAACGCCAAACTCCATTATATCGGCAGCAACATACTCTACAATTTCAGAGGAAGTCATTCCAGAAAAAGACCTACTGATAATAGTATTATTATTCTTTATAAGTGTTGGAGAAACTACACCCACATCATAGATAATATATCCATTTTCTTTTTGACCATTGGTAATACTATTAATAACGAATTGCTTTTCAAAATTTGCTGTTGTGTCCACTGAAAGGGAGGGAGTAATGATTTCAATTTTAATCATCTCCTTTCCTGAACCAATAATACCATTCGCCTCAACAAAACCAGTACCATCTTTGACTTTGATGTTACCAATAATACAGTTATTGTAGATACTTTCAAAAATAGAAACTTGTTCCACAATTCCTGACATTTCTGATTCATCACCAAACTGATTGACAAATATAATGTCCCATTCAGATAATCCGGCGGCATTTAGATTTAGAGCCATTTATTCTTCCTGTTTCTGTTTTGGTATTTTCTTCATATGCATTTTAAATTCTTTCTCTATTTTACTAATATATTCCATTTTGACTATACGTACACTCCGTTTTAATTCATTTTTATGGATTTCCCATTCGATATTGGTAATAGGAACTCTATCATTTTCAGGACTATCTTCATCAAATTGATTGTATTCATTATCTTCCCAATGATGAATATCATTGATATTATCATAAAGTTTTTCAGCATATGCATAAACTTCAGTTTCAAGCATAATCCAATCATAAAATGGATCAATGATGTTATTGATTGCACAAATAATCCACCAATAATCTTGATTATTATATAAAGCCAATGACAATTTCTCAGGTGTCATTTCATTTTCGATTTTTTGTTTATAGAACATAAAACTATATTCTGAAACATAGTCTAATAATGCAATTCTATGTGTTATATCTTTTATAGATGCACCATTATATTCTAATTCGGGTAACATTGATGAATACTTAGCCATAATTAATATCCTTTTTTCATATCATCAAACGTAAGAACACTAATTTCTTTACAAGTGATAGTTAATTGCGTTTCTATAGGTGCACCATTATCATAAGCAGTCCAATTTCCTGCTGGTGTATAATTAACATCAACATTAGTAATAAATGAATCCTTCACTTCAAATAAGTGCCTGTTAATCTTATCCCCATCCCAGAATTGAATTGAAATTGTCGGAGGTATTGATAATCTACCAATTCCGACATAATTTTTTAACCATTTTTCTGCATCTCCCACGGCTGGCATTGGCAATTGTGCATCGGCTTCTCTCAGCTTATTCATTTCCTCAATTTGTTTCGCAACCTCACCATCATCAACATTACCAAAAGCACTTGCTGTTTTCGGAGAGGAAGCAATCTTGAACCAATTAACAATAGATTCAATAGCGGCTTGTTCTTCTGTGTTTCTGGGAGTCATTCTCCAACTGAAGGTGTGTCCTCTGAGGGTGGGACCTTCATATATCATTCCCATTTTATTATTGAGAATAGAGCCTTTTGACATTTTTGAAGAATTGTTAGGCGAAATTACAGCTTCAACCATACTTGCAATTTCCATTCCAACACCTTTAGAAGATTTATCTATTGATGATGCTATTCCAGTTCCTGATTCTCCTCTATTATTCATCATTCCTTCTGCATCGCTGAAAGATTGATTGTATTGAGTTCCTAATGTCAATGGCATAGGCAACATTACTTTTCCGATAAAATCCTTTGCTATAAAATTATTTTGGCTCTTCACTTTATCAGCTGGTGATTCAATTGGAACCCAGGAATTAAAAGTTATCATAGTCCAAAAGTTTCCTGCTGATTCCCCTTCTAAAGGAAATTTCAGTGTTTTGGGAGTGTGATTCTTCCATACATCACCCATTCCAATAACATCATCAAGCACGCCCATAGTATCAAGTGCGTACATTAAGCTAACGCTTACACCTACGCCTACACCTGCCCCTACACCTGCCCCAATAATTGTTTTGGTTATTTTACCCATAATCAATGCTCCAAAATATGTTTCTCAAGTATTTATATAAATACTTGAGATGGCACATAAAGGTAAGTATAAAGTTACGAATCGTGAGAAATACGTTGGTGATGTGGATAACGTAGTATATCGCTCATCTTGGGAAAGACGATTTATGGTGTATGCTGATTCTAATCCCAATGTAGTTGAGTGGAATAGTGAAGAATTAGTAATTCCTTATGTGAGTCCTGTTGATGGTCGTGTACATAGATATTTCACTGACTTCTGGATTAAAGTGAAAGACACGGAAGGAAATGTGAAGAATATTGTGATTGAGGTTAAACCTAAAACACAAACAGCGCCACCGAAGATGGGAAAGACCGCAAAGAGTAAGTATAGATATTTGAAAGAATTAAAGACTTGGAAAGTAAATGAAGCAAAATGGGAAGCCGCTCAAGAATTCTGTGACGATAGAATGTGGCAATTCAAGATACTAACTGAGGATCATTTGGTAAGATAACGATGACAAAGGTAGCGATAGAACGAGGTACAGAAGCAAAGGCGAGTGATGGTAATCGCTATCGTTGGCTTGGTGCTCAATGGGGAATGATTGCCAAATCAGGCAAGACTTCTCGTATGGCGAAACGTGTTATTGGTCAAGAATTGACTCAGAAAGCACTGTCATCAAGGACTCTTTCAAAAAGAACAAAGGCTAAGAAGTCTGCCGCCTGGTTCAAGAAGAAAGTTGGCGAGTCTGCAAAAGGATTTAGAATTAAGACAAAACTAATGCCAGGAAAGATGTATACATTTGGATATGATGCCAAGCATAAGAAAACACTTCCTTACTGGGATAGATTTCCATTAATTATTGTTATAGATGTATATAAAGATGGATTCTTAGGATTAAATTTTCATTATCTGTCACCTATTGAACGTGAAAAGTTCTTGACAAAAGTAATGAAGTATGCTACACAAAAAGGGGATCCTGAAACATTCACTAGAAAAGCGAGATTCAATATCACTTGGAATGCAATACGAAATATACGGGGAGCAGACAAGATGATACATAAATATTTATATCCTCACGTAAGAACTACATTACTGGAGGCTCCACCTAGCGAGTGGGAAAATGTAATTTATCTGCCTTATCAAAAATTCGTTGGAGAATCTGCTAAAGCAGTTTGGAGAAAGTAAAATGAATGTAAGTCAATTCGGTGCTATTATTAGAAAAGGAGATTTAGCAAGAACTAATCTATTTAGAGCGGTCGTAACGAAGCCACCAAAACTTGTTGATTATAAGTGGTATAATGGTGGAAATACAGTTTTAGAACCAGAATTGTCTTTTATGATCAAAAATATACAGATTCCACAGAAAGCATTAGGAACAATTGATGTTAAACGCTATGGAGCAATATTCAAAGTAGCTAATGATGTTATCAGTGATCAGGTAACTTGTACCATTATGTGTAGTCAAGATTATAGTGAACATAAATTTTTTGAAGGGTGGATGTCTGCAATATACAATAAGCACGGTACTGTAGGGTGGGATCAATGGGGAAGAGGAAATGGTACAAGTACAACTAATCACTATTCAATGATGTATTATGATGATTATATTTCTTCAATATACATAAACACTCTTGATAGGCAAGGCGCAGAAACTTCAAAAATTACTTTAAAAGAAGCATATCCAACAAATATTGGTGCGATAGATATGCAATGGGGTGACGGGGATATCGCTCAATTTACTGTCACATTTACATTTAGAGATTGGGAACATCAACAACCAGAACCACAGGAATTCTGGGCGGCCAAGGGGGTTCAAGGTGGAGGCAGCGACGGTAAAGTTACTGACACAATGGATCCTTGGAACGATGGTGACCACAAACCAAATAGATTTAATCATTAACAATATAGGATGAAAATATTATGTTACCAAAAATTGAAACACCTGTTTATAAAATTGAAGTTCCATCAACTAAAGAGATTGTAGAATATAGACCATTTTTAGTTAAAGAGGAGAAGATACTTTTAACAGCAATGGAAGGAGCGAAAGATAAAGAGGAAAATGAATTTGAGGGAATTGTACGGGATACTATTATCAAGATTATTGGTAACTGTACAGAAGGAAAAGTGGATGGAAATAAGTTACCAACATTTGATGTTGACTATCTATTTTTGAATATTAGAACAAAGAGCCGAGGGGAAGTTTTAAAACCTTCATTCAACTGTCAAAATGTTGTTGACGGAGAAACGTGTGGTGAATCAAATGAGGTTATAATTAATTTGAATGATGTTAAAATTAAGTTTCCAAAGGAAGATAAATCAAAGATTATGATTAATGATTCTGTTGGAATTCAGATGAAATACATCAGCACCGAAGAATTAAAATATCACGACAAAGAGAATGATGATGTTGAAAAAATGTTTAAGATTATAGTTGATTCAATTGATTATATTTTCGATAATGACCAAATATATAAATCATCAGAAACGCCAAAAGCAGAAATGATGAAGTTTGTTGAGACATTAACAGAAGAAGTATTTGATAAAATTAAAGAGTTCTTTGCTTCTGTACCAAGATTAGAACACACCTTTGAATATAAGTGTTCTAAATGTGGATATAAGGAAGATGTTACTTTAGCAGGATTAGATGCTTTTTTCGGCTTAGCATAAGTTATGATAATCTTGTAAATCATTACAAGACTAATTTTCAACTTATGCAACATCATAATTATAGTTTGTCCGACCTTGAAAATATGATTCCTTATGAAAGAGAAATATATGTTGATTTATTGAGGCAACACCTCGAAGAAGAACGAGATAGACAGCAATCTATGAAATAGGATAAAACTATGCAGACACCTGAGACAATAGCGAAATTAACAGCGGCAACAGCTGGAGCCTCTACTGGTCTAGAGGCTTTGATAAAAACCTTTAGTGTAACTGAACGGGCAAAAAAACAAAAAGAAAAACAAGAGTCCAAGAAAGAAAAGGACGAAGCAAGAAAATATCTTAAAGAAAATAAAGATATGTTGAGAAAACTTGTTAATACGGTCTCTGTATCTACTCAAGAAGAAAAAAGGGACAAAGAAACACATAAAAACACGGCTTCTGTTGCTGATACTTCGGAAAAGATGTTGACACAACAGGAACAACAACACGAAGATGCTCAAAAAGCCAGAATATTAAGTAATAAACAAGACGCTAAAAACGCATTAGCGAATATTGCTAGTTTAGGCTCCTTAATAGGATCGAACGTGGAACAAATGCGATCTCTGACAGCGGGAAATCAGATGATGCAGGGGATGCTTCATATGTCATCCCAAAACTATGTTGCGATTAACGCTGTATCTACTGAAATTGTTAGGCTCCATTCGTTTTTGAAGGGCGATTCTATTGCACAACAGAAAGAAAGAATTTCACGATTAGGAAGAGAAAGAAACTTTGGTCTACAAAGAGAAGCCGCAATTCAAGCTGATTTTGATGCTAGAATATCACTAGCAGAAAAGAACAATAAGAAGTTTGCTGATGAAAAGATCACTTCACAACACCAATTTCAAACAGAAATGTATAAAAACATTCTGAATGGAGGAAAGAATAGTGAGTTAGGGAAAACATTCAGTCAAATAGAAACGGAATTAAGAAATGTAGGACGTATCACAAAGAATAATCTTGGGCAAGATGGATATGCAGTACTTGATCCTAATGAGTCCTCTCCAACATCTCAATTTCTTGATTATAATAATTCTGGTGGATTGTTTGGCCAATGTTGTGAAATATTAGAAGATTTATATGACCTTGAAAAGAAGGGAGATGAAAGAGATAGGAGGCGCTGGAGATTAGAGCAAGAGGCTAGAAGAGATGCTATGAGCGGAAAACGAACTGATCCGTCAGCGGCACTCCAAAAATTAGCAAAAGATAGAAGTAAAAATGGAATGTTTGACCTCTTTCCTCCTGATTTTCTTAAAGATTTACCTATTCTTGAAGGTGCATTAGGATGGGGCGCATATAAAGCGGGCAAAACATATTGGAAAAAACATCAGAACACAAAATCAACTGCTTCTCCAAAACCAACTTCTCCAAAACCAACTGCTTCTCCTTGGCAAGAGGGACTTACACCCAAAGGCGGTATTAAAGGAACTGGCCCATATAATTCTCAACTTAGAGTTCCTAAGGGGGCATCACCATTCACATATACTAACTCTGCTGGAATAACAAAGACCTTTAAGCCTGGTCAGCTTCTTCCAATGGAAATAAATGAAGGCAAATTAATGGAGTTGATTAAGAATGGCCGTACGTCAGGTGGGCCTGCATTATCACGTTCACATTTAAACGCATTAGAAAGAGGACAAATTCCTAAGGATCTAGCCAAAAAGTTGAAGTTGAATTTAACACCTAAAGAGATTCAGCAGTTGGGAGAAGGAAAAGTTCCTAAACGATTTAAAACAGTGGGTCCAGGCGGATTTAAGGCTGGAGCATACAAAACACTTGATGTTGCTAATAAGGCGGCCAAAGTGTTGATGGTTGCTGATTATATGGCTTCAATCAGACAAGGTCAAGGATACGGTGAGGCTGCCCTTAATACACTTCACGATGGTTTAAAAGGACTTCTATGGTTAGGTGATGCTATTACACCTGATACTCCAGGCACAAGTGATTTTGAAGTTGCGCTTGATGAGTATATGGACAGCCAATCAGATATATTTGATAACAGTAATCAATGGGAAACAGGAATAATTGCTACGGGGCTTGGTGCTGGCCCCAAGAAGAGGGAATATAAAACTGATCTTCTCAATAAAGCTGGTCCAAAATATGGAAGACAATTACACGATGAAGCAGAAAACATATATGGCGCTGTAGATGTTGGTTGGGGTGTTGGTGATATTGAAAATTTACAAGCACTTTCAAAATTATCTCCAGAACATTTAGATGCACTGTTACAACATCAGGCTTGGGACAAAGGTGACAGAGAAACAATCACCAATCTTCTTGATGCTAAAATGAATGGTGTGGGAATTAAGTATGAATCTGGATTTATGGGATTCGGTGAGTCTATAAAATATCAAACCAATAAAGGCGAATGGTTAACATCAGAAGAATTTGATGCATTAACTCCTGATATTAAATTACAAGATGATTTTGCGAAAGCTGGTTTAGAAAGAGGTTCTATCTTCACACACGATATTCATCTTGAGAAAACATTAGGCGAAATGTTCACATTTATGACTGGTTCTGGTAGTGCAGAGGCGGGAGTAACTGATAAATTCTTGTTGAAGATGTTAAAGAAACTTAGTGATGATGTTGCTGGTGCAACTGGTAAAAGTTCTAAAGCGCAAAAAGAATATTCTGATTATAGAAGGTTATTGGGCGAAGATAGAAAAAATGTTAGATGGTATGAGAGAAAGAGTGAATTTGAACGTGAACAGTATTTTAGAGATAATCCTGGAACAAGAGAGTCAATGCAATCCTCACTTGATAGAGTTAAGGAGGGCGGTGGACTAAAAGCTGATATCGATGCTCATCCTGAACTTATAAAACTTCAAAATAAGGCAACTGATTTAGGTAAAAAAGCGTTAGAAGCCGCGCAGAAAAAACATCAATTCATAACTCAAAATAAGAAAGGAATGAACGCGGCCGCTGTTGCACCTGCTATGAGTGATTATGGTGGCATTGAATCATCTTCTTGGGATGATCCAATCTGGTCTGGTATAAGCGCATTCTTTAGAAAGCATATTTGGCCTGGTGATAATGGTAAACCGCCAAGTATCATCAAAGATTATGCTCCAATGGACGAACAATTGTTGAGAGATTATTTAACTGGAAGAAAAGGAGATACGGCATTTGGTGAAGCGAAAGGGGCTTCAATGACTAAAGTTGGTTGGGGTACCTTTGACCAACTTCCGAAAGAGGCTCCTGATTTCTTAGATAAAATTGCCGCCATCGGACAAATTCCATGGGCGGCATTCCTAACACTTCCATACCATCTTCAAGATAAAGAAGGTCCTATGAAGGGACTTGGTGATTTCTGGGAGCAGAATAGCGCATATGCGAAAATTCGTTGGAATAGAGAAACAATTAATACTTCTGAGGATGCTTGGAGAGTTGGTGCGAAGTATGATGATGCAAATCAGGCTGGTATATTAGAAACATTAAACAGTCAACTCAAACCACATCCTGTTATGAATAGTTCCGATAATTCTAGTGGTGGTGTTGTTGCAAATTCAGGCAATACGCATATAACAAATAATACATATGTTGCTCCAACATCAACAGCACACGCACCAGCATTACCTGCGGGAATGAATAGATAATAAAAAAGGGGATCCATATGGATCCCCTCAGTTCCGAAATTACTACTTGTTACGATTCTGCTAGTTTAGAGAAGTAACTCATAGTATCATCTTCCTCAGCACTGGCAGAATTATCTGACGTGTCCCAAGGAATTTCATCATCCTGCTTACTAGCTTCTGCTACTGGAGTTTCAGGTGCAGAAATAGTTTCGGCAGTGAATGTAGATGTTGGTGAATCGGATCCGCCTGTTACACGAAGGAACTTCTTCTTCAACTCATCATATGACTTGAACTTATCCTCAGTAATCTCAGCCTGAAGTGAATAAAGACCATTATAAAGAGTCTCCATTTCACTTTCATCCTTCAACCACTGTGATGGCTCTTCAAATGTGGACTTGTCATATTTAACAAATCCATCCGCCTTACGTGCCTTCAACTTGAAGTTGGCACCATTGAACAAATCAAACACATTCACTGGAGTTTCATCTTCAAACTCAGGTGATGCGGCTGCCTGAATCATATCAAAAATAGACTTACCATACTTGAACAAGAATACCTTACCCTCGTTCTCTGGATGAGCAGAATCCTTCTCCACATAGATGTTAGAGATATACTGCAATCTACGCTTACGATCTCTTGCAATCTGCTTGTTAGAATCAATTCCAGAATTCCATAACTCAGAATTAGCCTCAGATACAGGATCTTGCTTACCAATTGTTGTTAGTGAATTCTCGATATACCATCCACCTTTACCTTTGAAACCGTGAGTGTACATCTTAACGAAGGGATAATCCTCTTCATTTGGGGAATCAAGGAATCGAATAATTGCATATCCATTTCCTGACTTATCACGTTCTAACTTCCAGTAACGGTCGTCTACATAACTATTTGATGAACCAGAGGCCTGGTTCAACTTTTCCATCATTTCAGATACGTTCTTTTTAGATTTAGAACGCTTTTTTAGAGCGGCAAAACTCATAATACTTCTCCTATTTTATATTGATTTAAGGGGTGATATATTATCACCTACCTGCTTTTGTGGATTAGAGTGACCACCCACTATGACTTTTTACTCCGCAGAATCCTCATCTGCAACTGGAGTGGGTGCATCATCACCTTCCATAACACTCTTAATCGCTTGAGCAAAACCTGCTCTTGCCATTTCAAGTCGCTGAACTTCTTTATCAATAGAAACAAGATGCTCAATTGCAATCTTCGCTACATCAGGTAGAGTCTCTACATCATATTCATTACCATCAATTCGTACAGTATTTTGTACCGATACTTCTTCACTCATTATTATCTCCTAATTGAGTTATTACAAAATTTCTCTTTCGAGTTCACACGCTAATTGATTCATAGAATCAATCCTATGATTAATATTATACAAATCAGGCATCACACCAGGAAGGGGTAATCTCTGATTCTTCATATTTATATCATAAACTGCTTTACATTCACCAATCAATGCTTTTAATTTAATCAAACATTGTTCTTCTGTATGCATTTTACCATCCATTATACACTAATCCTATGTAGTTGTCAAGTGTTTTTGTATACTTTCTGCATATTTTCTCACTTCATATTGGGCGTGAGGATCAGTCCTCAAACCAATAAGTCTGTTGTATCCATTCAAGGATGCTGTTTCAACAAACTCAGTGTACATAGATTGAGGCAATACTGACCTTGATTGTTCTGGACAAACATTTTCAGTCTCAATCAATTCATTATATTTAGATAGCATTCCAAATGTGGCATCAGAAATCCATCCCTGCATATCGCCACTATATTCGTGAATATCATCAGAGGAACCTTGTTTCACATTATCAGCACGAAGTCTCCATTCATTTGGAATAAAGAAGTCTGGAGTATCAGCAACATACCTTCGGGACACTTCATTTCGAGTGAATCCAATTTGATGTTTGTACCACTGACGGGCAATAAAAATAGGCATCTTGATTCTGAAAGAGGCTACTTGAAGTTTATCAACATCCTCTTCTTTCACGTTCTGCTTCCACCACATAGAATCAGGCTCAGAAAGTTTAGGTGTATAGTCTGCTACGAGATAAGAGTCTGTGATTTTATCCATCATATCAAACGCTTGAACAGAAAGTGGATTCTGGCTCTTCATTGTATCAGTAACAATACCGTTCTTCAAGAAGGCGAAGAGTGAACCGCGTTCAAAGAAACGGACAGAGGTAGAACCAATCTGAACGATTGATCTAGCAAACTGTTCATTAGTGGATTTATTAACCCAATCAATATATTCGTTCTTATTCATTATTCGTTCAAGTAGATATTGAACGTGAGAGAACGGAGTCCAGTGGTCGTGCTTTGCTAGATAGTTGATAAGACCTTTATCTTTCTCCATATCAATCTTATCGTGGAATTTATGCATTGATACTCGGGCTGCATTAACCACAGTCAAGTCAGATGGTTTAATTGGGAGCATTTCTACAGAAGAAATACCATCACCAAGAGGATCTAATCTCATTATAAAAATTCCTCCATTAACATTTCCCTTTGCCTTTCTGTTGAATTCAACATTTCAATAATCATTTCATAATCATTCCTGGCCGAATAATAAGAATCATACTGGAGCGTAGTTTCAATTAAAACTCCATTTAGTCTATATTTCACGTCCAATTTATCAGTGCCCTCAAAAACAATTCCTTCGAGGTTAACTCGTGTAAAATTCAAGTGGCTCTTATCTGTATCATTCATCTGAGGCATTCACAAATACTCCTTTCATAATTTCTCCATAGTGTTTAGTGTCAAAATTCATAAACTCACTATATCTATCATATCTATATTGTTCCATTGGATAGATATACTGATCTGTTATCTCTTTCTTAAATCGTCTGCTAAAATGTAGTAACGAATCCATAATTATATATGACTCAACCTCAATCATCTTTTGTTGAACGAATCTAAAAATAATAGGGTGTTCTCCATCTTCAACTTCAAACAATCTATCAAATCCCATTCCTCTTGCAACAAGGAACTCTTTCACCTCTTTCATATCCTCAGTAAAAACATATGATAGTGATTGCACCCGCTTCTTCCATTCAAAGTATGTGTTCTCTGCCTCTTGTGAATGTAAATCTCCTATCCATACTTCATCACTACCGTGATATGAAAAGTTTGCTACCAAATACTGGAGCAAATCTCTTTTATTTTTGTTTCCTATAGCCTCAAAGAAATACCTATCACTCCGTTTTTCATATGCCGAAGTGTTAATCTTTTTCGTCTTGCCCCTATACTTGACAAAATTATAATCACTGGTAATACTAAAATGTTGCTTTAAGGAAACATATAATTTATATGCTTCAAATCCAGTCACAGTGGCAGTACACTACCTTTTTCTTCATCCGATATCAAATTATTATTAACTGCTTCACAATGAATCTTTTCTTGGAATGCAGGAGAAATTAACTTCGCAACTTGCTTGGCTTCCAATTCGTGTTCAACCATATACTCTACCATAGCATCCATATATGTAACACCAGCTTGCATCTTCTCCTCAATTAACATCTGAAATGCTTGTTGCTTATTAACTTTTCTCATATTATAACATATCCCCATTATCTGTCAAGTAATTCTTCACAAATCTTTTCGCGGTCCTCAAATGAAGTGCCTTCCCACGCTTTAATTTCCTCAAGTGTACGTTTACATCCCTTACACTTACCCTCTTCATCCATCTTACATACTTTAATACACGGCGACATTGCCACACATTGACTAATAAATTTTTCTTTACTGCTCATATTAAGTCTCTAACCTCTTTAATGCTTTCAAAACGATAGTCCTTACAATATCACTGTCCCATCCAAAAATATCGACATATTCGGCAAGAATTGGACACTCATCTTGTCTGATTTTCTTATACTCTCTCAGACGACTATACGCTCCTTGGTAAGTATAATTTTTCAGCAAGTCGAGGGTGATGTCATTAGCATATGCATCAATTTCATCTGGATCACTCAGATATACTATACGCTTTTGTTTTTCATCCATTCCGTCGAGATAGAGTGGCATCACTACCAATCCATCACGTTTTTTGATTTGTTCTCTATGAATCATTTCGTGTTCTATTGTTTGTTGTGCTTGATGTTGTAGGAACTCCCAACTATCAGTATTTATAGTCAGCAATTCTTCCTCATCATTCATAATCAGAACCAACTCAATGTTCTCTTCCTCTTCCCAATCAAAAGAGTTGAAGTATCCATTAACAGTGACACTATCTTGGTCAATCTGATCACCAACAGAATATATGGCAACACCCACACCAAACTGTTCAAGTTCTTCTTGAAAAATAGTCGCTAAGTCAGCACCATCCATTTCGACCCCAACTACTTGATTTTTAATTCTTTCGAAAATTTCATTCATAATAATAAGTTTCTCTCTCAATCAACAATTACTATTATACACGAATCTGTGGTAATGTCAAGTCTTTTCACTCACTTATCAATAAAAGTCCAGTATCGAATCCACCAAGTCTTGATCTTTTTTCTGCTTTAGCCTTAATCACTTCTTCTTCGGTGATTCCGTGCATCTTCATAAGGGTTGTGAATACCTCATAAACATCAGCATATTCATTTACATCAAGCCAATCAGACTCAATAACTTCCTCTATCTCTTCATAAAGTTTATCTATAAGAAACTTTTTATATGTAGTCCCTCCAGGCATAACTGTACTTAGTCTTTCGTCAGGAATTTCTTTAATGTAGTTATCACGAATCAATTTAATCATATTTCTTCACCATTGATGAATCGCATTCAATATAATTGCGATCATTGTTATCATTTCCATTAGATACCAAAAGAGTCGGATGTAACAACACATATCGGCTTTTTTATTATCTTCTGCACACTTACCACCAAATGTTTTACATAGTGTTAGGATCATACTCTAATGATGCTGAATTTGCAACTTCATCACCATATCCTCGTATATAGTCTTCATAATATTCTTTGAATTTTGGATTGTCTCCAGTGAATTCTTGTGGATTTTCTCCATACTCAGAGGCAAACCATCCTGCTCTATAAAATCTACTCTTTGCACGTAAATACGCATCTTTATTATCTGCATTAATAATCATAATACCATTCCTTGTTCTCTTAAACGCTTCTTCCAAGATCCACCCTTAATTTGCTCATTAAGTTGAATTCTGATTGGCCGTACAATCTCTTCTCTGATATGAGCCTCGATTGACGGATTATTCACAACAGACTTGATAATCTGTTCCATATGCTCTTGTGAAATATTAAAGTTCATCATATTGTTCTCTTTCTATTGTCAATACGTAGTATTATACACTAATAATCAAAGGATGTCAAGTTTTTGTATTATAAATAATCAAGTATATATATTAACAAATTTAAAGAAGTTACCATTATGACTATTGAAAACACAAATCCAGAAGGACTAAAAGAAGCAACAGAAGCATCTGATATAGGTACAGCAGACTTTAGTTTTAACAATGTTATTAAAGCATTCCAAGAACTTCCAACGGCATCACTACTTCGTTCGATTGCATCCACTGTTCCGATGAAGTTATCGACAGGTAAAGTTATCAACATTCGTAGAAATGGAGCCACCAACTCATATGAGACTGTTCAGGCAACATTGAATGTAAATGGTATCTCTGCCACTCCTGTTTCTACTGGAATTTCTGTTGAGGCTCTACAGGATCTTCACAATCAATATCAAGAGAATGGTATTAAAATTGCGGCAAATCTTCTTCGTGGAATTATCGACAAGGAAGAAAACACTGCTTTAGAGACTTTCCTTTCTACTAACTCCCTTTCAACTACCGCTTTGACACTTACGAATGCTGGAAATGCTGAAACAAATCTTTTTGAAATCACTCAACGAGTTCAGGAACTTGTTCTGAAAATGAACACTCCTAACTTCCGCACATATGATGCATTTGTGATTCTTCCATACAAGTTCGCGGCATCAGTTTCTACTCTAAACCAATATATTGGTGGTGGAGAAGATAACAAGAGTGGTCTTGTTGTGAGTAAACTTGGTAAGACAACTTACTATGTGAATCCAGATTCAGCATCTACAACAGCATATGTTGGTCTTGTTGAAAATGATAAGACTGCTCTAGGTGCATCCTCAATTATTGTTGGTGACTATAAGCAAGAGATTGTTACATCAACTCACGTGGAATCATTCCAACAAAGAGTTGGCATCATTAACAGATACGCATCTGTGGTAAATCCTTTATCAACAACAGGTGCGGAAATGTTAATGAAGTTCGCTATCAGTTAAGTTAGTTGTTTATTAACTGTTGTTAGGGCAGCATATGCGTCCTGGAAATCTTCTTGGGCGGTAACTTCCTCAGCGAAGTTACGCATATGCCACACTTTAGCAAGCTGACGGATTAATCTCTTCGGCAGACCTTGTTCATCGTGAATAGTGTCCACAACGTCTTTGATGTGATCACGTTCAGATTCAATTCGAGTCATTGAATCTGAAATCTGTTGAAGTGCTGTATCAATTTTCTTTAGATCAGCTGGATTTGATGGCATCATTACACTCATTACATTTTCTCCTATTGTTGAAATGGTGAGTGTATTATACTATATTTTATTGCTAATGTCAAGTAAGAAAGGGCCCTTCGGGCCCTTTCTGTTGCGGAATGATTAATTATTCTACTTCCATCTCCTGTAGAATCTCTTCATTTGTTTTTGCTTTATGATGCTCAACAGGACAACCACAAGAATATCCTTCTTGATTATCGTGTTTATCTGCTTGTTCCATATGCCATTTTGCGATGGCTCTGTGTTGTTCTGGTTTCATAATACATCCTTGCTATACGTTTAATATCCTCATATTCGGATAGTTGTTTTTGGTGATACTTCTGGGCTGTTATTTCAGCTCTTCGTATCGCTTCTTTCTGTTCTGGATTCATTGTAGAACCTCTTTGCTAATGCTACCGCAATTTGACAAGATTCATCCTCACACCAGACTGGTTCAGAGGAATTCTCTTTCCACTGCTCACTTACTTCTTCAAAAGTGGCCATATTAGTTGAACCTCGGATTGGCAGAGACTACATTGGCCTCAATGATATCAAATGAATTGTCTTTGAATACAGTCTTGTATCCGTGTCCATCCTTTCCGCCTAGATTGTATACAGACACGATTTCACGTCCTTGGGCATCAACATCGCCCGCATCAATCTTTGTACCATCTTCTAGTACAACGCCCCATACCTGAATAGTCCTACGTGGCCCATTCTTTTTCTTTTCACTTCTACGCATATATATAACTCCTTTATTTTAAATACACTTACAAAATACTTGACCATTTTAGTCAAGAAACACGAGTATTATACTCTATTTATTAACAAATGTCAAGTTTTTTCTGAAAATATTTTATTTTTATAAATAATAGACAATACGAGGTGATATATGTTTGGAATACCATTAGAAGTGATATCAATGTTGGCGTCCACTATACTAGGTGGATATATGAAGATGAAAGCGGATGCTCGACAAGATGAGCGTGACCGCAATATGATGACTCTCAAACTTCTAAAAGGAGAAGAACAGTCTAGGAAACGGGCACAACAAAATAATACTAAATCTGCGAAGTGGGCGAGAAAGTTTATCGTTACATCACTTATGTTAATGGCAGGATTTATTCTCATTGCTCCAGTTCTATTCAACGAACCAACCAACGTAATGTACGAAGTAACACACGGTTTCAAGTTATGGTTCTTGGACTTCACTTGGACTTCAAATGAGTGGACAGAATTAGTAGGGGTGGTAACTCCAGAATGGTTACCATATGCGATATTAAATGTACTTGGTTTCTACTTTGGAACGGGTGCTGTAAATAGGAAATAGATATGAATGATATGAAATATGTAGCATTTTTAGTATTGACGGCGTTTATATTAGCATCGTTGATATTAGTCTGGACGATACTAGGAACAGATGTTAGTTGTGGTGAAGGATGGCACGCTATGCCAGATGGTACTTGTATGAGTAATACGGAGAAAATGTAATGTTATCATTCAAACAACATTTACAAGAAGCAAACTCGGAAATTATTTTTGATATTGAAGGTATGCCAGTTATGAAACCAATTTCTATTCCAACAAAAGGAAAGGGATTTTGGGGTGGTGTAAAAATTTGGATTATGGAAACTCGTAAATGGGAATTGACAGAAGATTTCAATTATAGCATTGATGGCATTCAATACACAATTCCAAAAGGATTTGTTTTTGATGGTGCTTCTGTACCAAAGTTTTTCAGAAGTTGGTTGAGTCCAATGGGAGTTTTGTTGATTGGTGGTCTTGTTCACGATTACGGATACAAGTATGAAACACTACTTCATAAAAACAAACATACAAACAACGGATTGAGAAATCAGAAGTGGATGGATGAGACATTCAGAGATATCAACATTTCCGTAAATGGATTCAGAACAATTAATTATCTTGCCTACTACGCATTGAGATTAGGTGGTTTTCTTGCTTGGAATGGACATAGAAAAGTAGGGGCTGATTGGAAATCTTCAATAAAATGAAAGACGTAGAAATTTCAGCAATTGTTAATCCTTTAACTATGTAGGAATATGAAAACATTAATACTGTTATTAATGGCGTTTAACGCATACGCTTTGGACGACTTCGATTTATTCAGATATGGTCCACAAGCCAACGTTGAAGTCAAACGTACTAAATTTATTGTAGAAATGGTTTTCTATGATAATCCAAGATCACTTCAATGGGAATATGATAAGAGAACTACTAGCGATGAATTAGGTAATTCAAATGGTATTCGTGCTTTTACCGTATCCTCAGAAAGTATAGATACTTGCTATATACATATAGAGAAAGCAGAATTTTGGGATGACCGTGAACAAATGGCTATAACTGGTCACGAGTTGTATCATTGTATGTTAGCCAAACACAACAAAGGGAAGAAGTTTGAGTAAGAAGAAAGCAAAACAAAAGAAGCGTAGAAAGGAGAGAAAGGAATTGAGATTCAACGCAACACATAATAATGAGAAGGTGAAAAATGATGAAGAAAACACAACAACAGCATATCTGGTTCAATAAACCGGTATTCTATTCAATGGCGGCTTTGGCAGTCGCATCTACTATAACTGCTTGTAGCAGTATAATTTCAAAGGCACCAAATGATGGAAACAATAACACTCTTAGTAGTGTATCTGTTAGTCCTCCTGTGGTTGAAACTGTACCTGAAAAGGTAATAGTTGTTCCCGAAGTTGTAACTATAGGAGAAGAAATCTTTCTCAGATGCCGACAAGAAGGTAATACTGATAGATATGTGTGTGTCCGTGAAAAGGACAAAAAATGGAACCCGTTTAAATAAAAGGCTCCCTGATCAGGGAGCCTAGAATGTTACTCTTCTAGCAACAGTTGATTGTTAGTGATAGGAATTTCTTTAGGTTTATCTTCATTTGGAACAATTACATTCATATAAATCAATAGAAGTCCGTCAGTAAGATCGGCACTAACTACCTCAACATTATCTCCTAATGTAAACTTATTTGTGAAAGAACGATCCGCGATTCCTTTATGTAGAATTTCTACATCCTCCATATCATATGGTTTTTCGGTTTTCGTACCTTCAACAGTCAATACATTCTTTTCGTGAACAATATATAATTCCTCCATTCTCCATCCAGAAAGAGCAAACTCCAGCATATAGAGGTCTTTGCCTTTTATGATATTGTAAGGGGGATACTTTTGATTTGGTGTATCGTACTGATTCAATGAATCAAAGATATTATCGAGACCGAGGGAATTACTCATCCAAGGGCCGAAAAATTCTGAGGGGGCCGAGAGGCGTCTGTTGTTTTGCATAATATTCTCCTATTAAGCGAGTTAAAATTTGTGGCCTTAATTAAGTACCACTTTATATTCGATTCATAGACCCGAAGCATCTACTCATCAAATTAGGCGGAAGCACCGTAAACTTCCGATAGGGGGTTTAGTTTTTCAACTATCTGCTGGTTCCCCTTAACTCAGAAACATTTATGATATTATATTAACTCTTACGCTTATCACTGGTTAAATATTTACATCACAATTTAAAGTTTCTTGAACCGTTACGGTTTTTTAATTCTTGATAGGGTTATTTGGTAATAAGGTAACCCTATCGAAATCCTCATCTAGCGAATCAGGCCGCTAGAGCGTAATAACTATCGTTTGCAGTTATATTTATTTATACTCAGTTTTACGACAAATATGTATAATTTGGTCGAGCGATTATTAGCTTTGACAACCCAATCGAATCTAAGTCATCCCCATCAAAAACACACTCTAGGACAATTGCCACAAGGCTTGAAGCCTACATTCGAATGTGTTTTTGGTGGAGATGGTGGGAATTGCACCCACGTCTTGAATCTCTCCGATAATAACTTTACGCTGTTTTGTATTCTATTTATACATACTCCAACTTAATTTCTTCAACAATCGAACGCATTTCTTCAACAAGTGATTGTTTAACTCCGCGCTCTTCAAACAGGTCAATCAGAGTAGAATAGAACCAGAATTGACCATCTTTCTTACTGTTGAACATTGACCAAACTTCTTCACCGTGAATCTCATAGTCGATCAATGTTGAGCGTAAGTTATGAAGTTTGTCTGCGGCAGAAACAAATACAGCATCAAACGGTGCTTTTTTCAGACGTTCAATATACGCTATCTTACGCTTCTTCCAACTCAGTGATTTATCCTCTTCGGAAACAAAATCAACAATAGACGAGATAGAAGTTCCGAAACGAGAGGAGATATCTTCAAGAGAGTGATTAGTGTCCTCAACAACATCGTGGAGAATCCCAGCAAGTTGGGCTTCAACCGAAGCCCCACTTCTACGAAGAATTTCAAAAACAGCAATAGGGTGAACGATATAAGGTATCCCTTCTTCCCCCTTTCTGAACTGTCCTAAGTGCGCTTCACTCGCAAACAGACTAGCTTTTTTGATCATTTCTTTAGTATATTTCATAATTTCTCTACAAACTCAATCAACACGTATATTATAGCTTATTTGGTGTCCTTTGTCAACCCTTTTTCTTTAATTTTTTCACACAAGGCATCATACTTTTCTGTAGTTTCTTTAAGCTCCATTTCTAAGTGTATGATTCTCAATTTAGCATCTTCCAATGCTTGGAATGCTTCACGCAATGCTCCCATACACTTCCTCCTCTTTGTTCATCCCAGCTTGAATTACAGCAATGAACCCCATCTGGAGCATCAATTGTGCCTCATCATCACTCATCTCATAAGTCTTTGCTTTCATTGTGAATGGTTCTGATGGTGGTAGAATGATAACTTTTTTTTCAGTCTCGCTAACTAGCTCTCTGAATCCCTCACGGATCAAGGATCTAATGACAATATCATCACATTCAATAGTGAGATTAGCAGAACCATCTTCATTTTCGATCATTTCAGTAATTTGAATCATTTCGTTTTCGTCATCACTCATTTCATCTTTCATTTCATCTTTCATATAACTCTCCTTCGTATCACACCAATTACAATCATATCCTTTCTCAACAGAAAGAACGGTCTTTTCAACGGGACAATAATGGTCCCACATTTCAATATCATTCATACTATGTATTATACACTATGTTGTGGTGTTTGTCAAGTAATTAGGTCCACATTCCTGGTGCGATTTTAACAAGACGGATCATCATTTCCTCATCTTCTTTACGATAGTCATTTTCAAGTTCTGTAGATAAATCCATCGCTTTCTTATATATCTCCTCTTCTGCTGGAGTGTTATCGTTTTTTAGTGAGAATTCATCAAAACCACGCGCCTTTCTCATTTCGTGATATTTCTGATACCACATATTCTCGAATGGATCAGTTCGTTCTGGTCTATCATATTTCCACCAGAGATAAAGCTCCTTTGTTTCTTTAGCTACGTGCGATTGGCTCTGTTTTCCACATTTCCAAGAATTCTGTAAATCATTTTCACCGCAAAGAGCAATTTCCCAATCAAGATGTTTCATAGCATAATCAAAACGCTCTTCATCATTCTTTGGTGCAGGTATATCATCAGAAAAAACGTGCCACATATATGATTTCTCGTTCATCACAAAATTCTCAAGAATCTCAAACATAGCGTGAATCATTAGAGTATCATTCTCCACATACTCATATTTGTCAAGTCCACGGGGAACAATCATCCACTCTTTATGAATCCAACGAGCCTTGAATTTTCTATAATTACGTTCAATCGGCCATACCAAATTCTCATTAAAGAAGTCTGGTACAGTATCAGCAAAGAACCATCTGATAGGAGTGTTCTTCTTTTGTTCCGCATCCCATTCTGCCCACTTACCCGGCTCAAGGGCTTCTGGCATATCAGGATATAATTTTTCTTTAATCGTTTTCATTTTTTTATTCCATCAAATTCTTTTCTACTAACACATATATAACTACCATTTATATCTACATAACCAACTTCTTCATTGTTTAATTTCGTCATTGAAAAAACATTCTTTGGTGGATATAGATTATAATTTTTGATTATCTTAACTTGATGTGGTGGCATTTATATTCTCTTTTCTTCTTTCGATTAAATCATCCCAACAAATCGGGGTGTAGTTTGTATGCTCAAGACACACGTTTTCATACTCAAACTCAGGCATTGTATGATAATGTGTATGCCCGTGAATGTTGATTTTACCACGCAACTCTTCTGGATGAATTGGAGCGTGAGACAACCAAGCGTGTTTATATCTTACAATACCCTCAACTTCTTTAAACGCTTTCAGATACACACTCGTATTTAGATTATCGTGATTCCCACGGATCAAAATTTTTGTACCATTCAACTGCTTAATAGAATCGAGTCCATCCATTGTGAAAGCGGCATCCCCAAGCACATATACTTTATCTCGTTTGGTAATTGTGGACTGCCAATTGTCCATTACAAATTTTCTATGATGTATCTCTGACTCAAATTCCTTTCTGAAATTATGAATATTCTTGTGTCCAAAATGTAAATCTGAAGTGAAAAACACTCTACTCACAAAATCCCTCCGTTCACTTTAATCATATTATACCATACAACTAGCAAGCATATCCATTGCTTTTTTATGCTCTTCTTTCTCTTCTTTAGTTTTTAGTTTAGTATCGAATTCTTCTTTATTCATATAATCCCAAGGCGTATATAGTTCTGCCCCATACTCACTAAATCCAAAAAACTCACCACCATCCCTAAAATTCTTTAATGATAATCCTTCTGTAGTAGCTACTTCAATCCACTTTACTTGTGGTGGATTATCCATTTTACTCCAATCAGCAACACCAC